CCCCTGCCTCCCGAAGACAGTGCTGCACTTAAAACGGCACGCAATTCTGCGCTTTTATCGCATTCCGACACCGGAACGGGGCGGGAACATCCCCGATTCGCTGGTCACTTTTACCGCGCCGTTACCGCGCGTCAGATCGGCGCCGCCGCATGAGCCGCGCCCCTTGCTCCTCTTGCATCTGGTGGCTGCTGCAGCCTGAGATCACAACCAAAAGCGGCGAGCGGCTCGGCCAGTGCCGCGACGAAAGCCCGAAAATCTACATCCGCCCCGCCGATGGGCAGGCTCTCACGCGCTGGCCGCTGACGATCGAGAGCGACTATTGCCGGTCCCATGAGGGCGGGGAGGTGGGAGCATGAGCACCACCGAGGGAACCCTCACGCGTTCGTCCAAGAGCCCGCCGATGACCGACGCGGAGATGGCCCAGATGTGGCGCAACGGAGATCCGATGTCGCTGATCGCGGACCGCGCGCGGCGCCGCAACGGGCTGAACAAGGTGCAGGCCCGCGAGATCGTGCTGCGCGAGTGCGGCCTGGTCGAGATGGGGGGTGGGCGGTGAGCGAACTTCCAGCATTGCAGCGAACCGTCGCCGATCTCGTGGCCGAGTATGAAGCAAAGTCCGCCAACATCGCCCAGGCGATTGCGGATTATAACGAAGCCTTCGATCGGCTCGGGATGGCCGCCACTGTCCAGGACACATTTGCGGAGCCCGTGGGCAGTCGCTCATTTTTGAGCGAGCGAGACTTGCAAATGAACCTGCTCAAGTCAGGGTGGAAGGCGGTCTATAATCGGCTGGAAATCGACCGGGTCGCCAGCGCGAAGGACAAGCAGCTTTTCGAGCGCACTATCGCCGACCCACCGCCGCTGACCTTTGACAACGCGCGCGCCACCTTCGCGGACTATTTCGAGCGTCCGCGCTTCCACATCCTGCGCGGCCTCGCCGAGGTCTTCGCCGACCTCGATCCAGCGTACAAATCGCACAGCAAGGTCAAGATCGGCGTCAAGGGCTTGCCGAAGCGCATCATCATGCCGTTCTTCAACACCTATTCGGGACACTCCAAAAACAAGTTCAGCGACATCTGCAACGCGCTTGCCGCTTATCAGGGCAAGCCAGCCTTCGAATATGTCGAAATGCGCGCGATCGAGACCGCGCATCGCCTCGGTGAAGATGCCATTCTAGATGGGCGGACCTATACCGTGCCGCCGCGCTACGAGCACCAGAGGCCAGATGAATTCAAGACTGTCGACCGTGGCATGATCGTGCGCGGCTTTGCGAACGGCAATGCCCACGTCATTTTCGACAAGTGGACCTGCATCGATATCAACCGCGCCCTCGCCGAGTTCTACGGAGACGTGCTGCCCGATGTGACCGACGACGATCCGGCTCCGAGCGTCAGCACGGCGCTCGCGAAGGATCTGCAATTCTATTGGTCTCCTCCAGCGGTTGTTTCGGCCGCGCTGGAATATGCCGATATCTTCCCGCCCGAGCGCTACCGAGCACCAGTTCAATATCGCGTGCTCGAACCGAGCTGCGGAGATGGGCGAATCCTTGACGAGGTTGCCGCTCGTGGATCTTACGGCTTCGGCTTTGAGTGCCACACCGGTCGCGCCGCCCAGGCCCGCGCAAAAGGGCATCGCGTCGTCACGGCCAATTTCCTTGAGCAGGCTCCGGTCGCTGAGTTCGACAAGGTTGTGATGAACCCGCCGTTCTACGGACGACATTATGCCAAGCATGTAAGGCACGCTTACAAGTTCCTGAAGCCGGGAGGCACACTGGTCGCGATCCTGCCCGCGACTGCTCGCTACGATCATGGCGACTTGGAAGGCGATTGGCGCGATCTGCCGGTTGCGAGCTTCGCCGAGGCCGGAACGAATGTTCCCACAGTCCTCTATCGCACGAAGAGGCCGCTCGCATGACCATCCTCGCCCATGGCTCCCCCTGCGACCGCTGCGGCGTGCGCCCCGACATCGCGTGCCGCCACCGGCCGGCCGACGAGACCTATCGCCCGCCAGAACAGACGCCAGAGAAGCCCGACGGGCGCCGCCGCGAGGCGCGCTACATCGCGGGCAACCTCAACGGCACGCGGTCTTTCCGGAATGCGAGGACGGGCAAGCTGACGCGGTTGCGCGGGAGGGGGGATTGACCGCCCACCGCATCATCCACGGCGACTGCACCGTCGCGCTGCGCGACCTCGCGCGCGACAGCTTCCTCGTCGATGCCGTCGTGACCGATCCCCCCTATCACCTCGCCAGCATCGTTGCCCGCCTTGGGAGCCCCGACGCTGCGCCGATCCAATCTGGCGCGACCGGCGCCTATGCCCGCGCATCTGCTGGTTTCATGGGGCAGCAGTGGGACGGCGGCGACATTGCTTTCCGGCCCGACACATGGCGCCGCGTCTATGACGTGATGAAGCCCGGCGCGCACCTCATCGCCTTCAGCGCGACGAAGGGATATCACCGGATGGCCTGCGCGATCGAAGACGCCGGGTTCGAAATACGCGACATGCTCGCGTGGCTCTACGGCACCGGATTTCCGAAATCCCACAACCTAGACGGCGACTGGGAAGGCTGGGGCACGGCGATGAAGCCGGGCATCGAGCCGATCGTCTTTGCGCAAAAGCCGATCAGCGAGGACAGCATCGCTGCGAACGTCGCGCGGTGGGGCGTCGGGGCGATCAATATCGACGGGTGCCGGATCAAAACCGATGAGGTTCTGCGCGCGGGCGCCGGCAAGCTGTGGTCACATTATCGCGATGATCGCCCCGGGCAGGACGTGCTCGACGAGAATCTTGAGGCGGCTGCGAAAAAGGGGCGCTGGCCCGCCAACGTCATGCACGATGGAAGCGAGGAAGTTCTGGACGCTTTCGCGGCCTATGGAGAGCGAGGCGCCCTAGCGCCGGTCACGGTTCGCAACGCGGACAAGTTCCGCAATATCTATAACGGCTCATTCGTCGGCAACGTCGACGAAGCCGGATCTACCTTCCAAGGCGACTCCGGTACCGCCGCCCGCTTCTTCTACTCGTCGAAGGCAACGCAGGGCGAGCGCATCTTCGAGTGCCGGACCTGCGGAGCGCATACCGTCGGCAAGCCGCCGTGCGGTCACGACGATCTGCGCACCCATCCGACCGTGAAGCCCATTTCGCTGATGCAGTGGCTCGTCACGCTCATCTGCCCGCAGGGCGGCCTCGTGCTCGATCCCTTCGCCGGCACCGGCACGACCGCCGCCGCGGCGCGCGCAGCACGGATGCAGTCGCTGTCGATCGAGGCTGACGAAAAACACGTCCGCGATATAGGCGTGCGGCTCGGGCTATCGGTGGATGATCTTCTCGCTGCCAAGGTGGCAGCTGCCGCCGCAAACCACGGCGATCAGCGCGACCTATTCGCCGCTGGCTGAGCGCTTCGCCGCCTGCTCCTCATCCCAAGCCTGAATAAGGGGGTTCGGATCAGCAGTCGTCAGCATGGGCTGGTGCAGCTGCGGCGGCTTCACGCACCCGGTATCATCGCAGATCGTGATGTCGCCGGTCAGGCGATCGATCTGGGCGAGACGATTGTCTCCGATACGGATGGTTTCGAATCGCAGCAGCAGGAGCGCGCCGCATAAGGCGAGGAAGCCGAGGAGCAGCACGAGGCTGCGTGCAGTCAGCGGTCGCATTTGTCGGAGAACTTCTCGATGGCGCGGTCTTTGCTCAACCAGTAATCCTCGACCCAGACCTTGACGTCTTCGTCTGCGGTCAGATTGAAAATTCCCTTCATTCCATAGCTTTCATAGTCGCCGACCAAGGTGTCGCCCCTCGAAGGGTCATTGCCTCCGAACCATTGGAGCAGGGCAAATCCCATGTTCGTGGAGATCACCATCCAGTCTCGGCACTTTGCAACGACAACGCCCTTCGCCGCGTGGGCAGGGGTCGCAGAAAGCGACGCGGCCGCCAAGGCGAACGCTGCTAAGAAACGAAGCCTCATGGTTGCTGCCCCCTCCGAGCCCGGCGCTTCGCTCGCTTTTCAAGGTTTAAGCGGAGCGCCCAGACGAGCAGGGCGACGTTCGCACCGATCCAACCGGCGATAACAAGTGCCTTAATCACGACCGCTTATTAGCGCGGTGCGGCGCCTTTGTCACTCTGGGGCAGCATGGTAGCGTTCCAGACGGTGTTGAACTGGCCGATCACGTCCTTTTCCGCCGCCTTCACAGCGTCGTTGGTCTCCGACCATGTCGCCTCGTCGACCTTACCCATCTCGCGCGCGAAATCATTCTCGCGGCGCGCCTTCCGGATCTCGCGGAGCTGCTTGTTCGCGGCCTTGGTGGCGTCTTCGAGGCTGAGAAGCTGCTCATTCTTGCCGACGAACGCGTCGAATCGGTCCCAGTCCTCGCGCTCGATGTAGCCCTTGGCATATTCGGTGGCCTGCTCAACCTGGTTCACGCGGTCGAAGAAGGCGCTCTTGTCGTACCAGCCCGGTTTCTCGCCATAGACTTTGCGGACCAGCGGGAAGTCGTTCGCCTCGACCTCTTCGCCCGTGGCGAGCTTGCCGACCAGGCCGACGTTGCGATCGAGGAAGCTGCCAGCCGCGCCGAACACGACGCCCGACAGATGCTCGAGCGTCTCGGGAGACACGTCGATCGCGCCCGGCTCGACGTCGCTGCCGCCCGTGGCCTTGGTCAGCCAGTCCGTGATAGCGCGCCAGTGCGGCCCGACGCTCCCGAAATAGCGCTGCGCGTCCGGCTCCGGCGGCTCGAACGGGTTCTGTTCCGGCATGATCGGGCGACCCGAATAATCGCTGTTCTGCTCAAGGTCGACGATCGGGTCGATGATTGTCGGCGCGATGGCCTTGAGGATCGAATCCGTCCCACCGATAGGGTTGAAGGCGTCGGCGACGCTCGACACGAAGTTCGAGGCTGATTCCTGCCAACGGTCGCCGCCGCGGCGATACACCTCCGCGAGGGTGCGCCCGGCATTGGCGAAGACGTTATAGCCGTAGGGCATCGGGATTTTTATATGCTCGCCGGCGGTGCCCGGGATCATCAGGATGATGTTCCGCGACTTATCGAAATCGCTGATCTTGTCGTAGTAGGACTCGCCGTCGTCATCGGTGCCCGACATGAACGCGTTCAGCAGCTCGGTGAGGAAGCCGCCCACCACGACGCCAGCGAGGATCTTGCGCACGCGCGGGCTCTTCATCGCCGACAGGATGCGTGCGGTGCCCTGCATCGAGGCGTTGAAGAACAGGTATGCGGCATTGATCGCCGGGCCCATCTGGCCGCGGCGGTTGAAATTAACGGTCAGGTTCTTCGCGATGCTCGCGGCCTGCGCCTTGGTCGCGCCGGCCTCGCGCGCGTTCTTGTATGCAGCGAGCCGGACCGCGTTCTCAACGCCGCTGTTCGCCGCCTCGACGAAATCGCGCACGGCGTTGAAGCCGCGCTGCGCCGTCAGCATGTCCATCTTCGGGCCGCGCTGGCGCGCCGCGGCGCGCGCGAACTCTTTCTCAATCCGACCTTTCAGCCCGGCGAGATCCTCGACGTTGTTGAAATAGACGCGGCCGCCCTCGTTGGTGAATTCCCGGTACCACTTGCCCCACTCGCCTTTGTCGACGCGGAACGCGCCGCGCATCGAACCGGCAAGCGCAGCGGGATAATCCTTCAGCGTCTTGCGGACGAGGCCGTCGACATTGATGCCGGCCATGTTGACCGCCGCTGCCTGAAGGTCGCGGAAGGCGTTGGTGATGACGAATTCCGGGTTCCAGGACGTGTTCACGGCCGAGAGGAAGCGATTGACCTTGCCGAGGTGCTGGGTGACCCAGTCGAGCTGCTGCTGCGTCAGGTTGCGCAGGCTGTCCGCCAGGCGGCGCGCCGAGGCATTGTCCCGGTTCATCGTGACGCGGTGCTCTTCGCCATCGAATTTCGCGGACACGGTGAAGGGGGCGTCTTCCGGCTGGATCCGGGTCTGATCCTCGTAGCGCACGATCCCGGTCGTCTGGTTCATCACCGGCTTGCGCGTGACCTTGTCGACGGTCCAGAATTTCGCATCAGGTGCAGCCCGGGCCAGATCGACGACGCGCTTGGCGACGCGGTTGGTCTCGGCGCGCACGATCGCCTCTTCGGCCTGCAGCAGGGTGTAGGCGAGGATGTCATCCGCGCGCGAGCGGCGACCGAACGCGGCGCGGCTTTCCTTGCCCTTCACATTGATGCCGCTCGACCGGTTGATGCGGATGCCGTCGGCTTCCCCTTCGGTGCCGGCGTCGCCCTTGCCGCGCAGCGGGACGTAATTCTCATAGGTCTCGCGCCACGCCTTGGCCTCGTCGGCCGACATCAGGCCGCCGTCGATGCGCTCCTGCAAGGCATAGTCTCGGATGCCATCGACCAGCGCAGCGACGCGCTTGAGGGCGTCGGTCTTCCCAGCCTTCTCGATCCGGTTGATGATCGCGGCAGCCTCGATATCGGACATGCCCGAGCCGCCGCCGTTCTTGAACTCCGGGTTGATCTTGGCGATGCGCGCGTTCCGCTCCGGCGCGTGGCGCGCGTAGAGGTAGGATTCGAGCTCCTCGATCGACACGCCCTCGCGCTGCATCGTGTCGAACAGCGGCTCGACCATGTTCTCGGCGAGGTTTTCCAGCTTCGCGCCGACGCGCCCGGTGAGCAGCTCCTCCCCGAGATAGGGGTTCTCGGCCTCAGTGAGGGGCCGCCCGAGCTGCATCTCGATGCGCTGCTGGGTGCGGAGCAGGGGAAGGTAGCGATCCTGCACCGCAGTGCGCCAGCGGTCCATGGCGTCTGCCATCTTGCCCGCGAAGGGCGAGCCCTTGCCGGCGAGGCGGGTAAGGGCGCTGCGAGCCGCGCCGACGCGCTTCTCGGCGACTTTGTCATCGACAACGCTGTAGCGGATATCAGGATTGCCGGGGTCGAAGGTGCCGGTATTCCCGGTTGCCGATTTGATCTGCTCCGGATCGAATGCGATGTAGACGCGGTGCCGCACGCTGTCAGGGTCGATGCGCCCGCCTCCCATGTGCGTTACGCCATCGTGACCCATGGCGATGAGGCCGTTCTGCATGACCTCGGCGCCCTCCCAGCGGGAGAAGCCTTCGTCGCGGGTCATGTCCTCGGCGGCGCGATACCAGGCTTCATTCGTGTCGCCACCCTCGTGATATTCAGACACGCCCTCGAAGCCGGATTCCCATGCCGCCGGATCAGCCACCGCATCCATGTCGATCGGGTTTTTGATCGAAAGAAAGACCGGATAGACCGTTGGGTTCTCGCCACGTCCCTTTGCGGTGTAGCTGCTCGCAACCTCTGGATCGTCCGTGAAATACCCGCCCATGCCCATGAGGCCATAGTTGGAGGCATAGGTGTCGAACATTTCAAATGCGTCGCCGTCGCGTCCGGCGCGGCTGGTCCCATGATACATGATGAGCGGGTCGCCGTTCTCATCAACGACCTTGCTGTCGCCGAACCAATTGCGGAAGGCTGCCGTGTCGACCTTACGCACAAGGCGCTTCAGATCGGCGGGATCGACGCCAATACCACCCTCGCGCGCGCCGATCTCACCGCCGGCCAGAGCGCGCATGACGCTATCGGCTGTCGTGAAGCCGCCGCCACGCAGCGCCTCGCCGACCGCGCGCAGGACATTGCGCACGCGCTCGAACGCCTTGGCGACGAATCCGCGTTCCTTGTCGCCGCCCTGCCAGCGCGCGAAGCGATCGGCGACGGCCTCCTCGACCTGCTGCTCCTCATTGAGGTGTGGGTAGCGCTTGCGCACGCTGCCCATCATGGCGCGATCGGCGCGCGCCGCTGCTTCCAGGCTGCGCCACTCGGCGGGGAGAAAGAGCCCCATGTTGCGCGCGGCGTGGACCGCTTCGTGATCCAGCGTGAAGCGGGCATCGGGCGATGTGTCGAGCGCGACCGTGATGAAGCGCCCAACGCCGGGTTCGGCGACGAATTCGCCGGCGACGCGAGGCGGAAGGATGGCATTGCCAACGGTCAGCGCGACGCGGTCGGCAATGCCATAGTCGGCGAGGCGCTGCTGCAGATCGGCGCGCGCCGCTTCGACCGTTGCGTCGGTTCCGCCGTTGCTTTCCGACTCGACAAGGCGTAGGTTGAGTTCGGCAGAGGGTGACTTCGTTTCCGGGTCGCCCAACGTCCCTCGGGACGTGGCGCCGTCGATCAGCGATGATCGGCCCTCTGTCCCTTCACTCAGGTCACGATACCCGTTGTCGAACGTCAGATCGTACTGGCGGCGGCGGCTGTCGCTATGCTCGCGCACGATGACGAAGACATTGTAGGAGCGGTCGCCCAGCTCGACGCGGGCGGCGACCTCGATGCGCTTCGAGATATCGGGACGATCGCCGGGCCCGCTCCAGGTAATCTCGCCCTTCTCAAGGATCGAGGGGATAGCCGGCACCAGGCGCAGCAGGATGTCGCCTTTGAGCGACGTCGACTTGCGCAGCCCGCGCCCGGTGAAGCTGGCAGGCACGCCATCGGCCATCTTGACCGTCGTGCCTAGAAGCTCTCGCTTGTAGTAGGACAGGGCGGCGGTGCGCAGCGCCGGCATGTCATCCGGTCCGCGATAATCAACGCCCAGCTCGTCGCCGGTGAGGCTGGCGACAGGCTCGCGATCTTCGAGGCGGCTTTGCAACGCGACGCGGCCATCGGCCTCATTCGCTTCGACGGTCTGGAATAGCGCGTCGAAGCCCGCCCTGATTGCAGGGATCTCGGCGGCGGTGGGGTAGGGATATCCGCCCTCGATCGCGAAAGCGTTCTCACTCACGACGTTGGCGAGATAGTCGTTCGTGAATTCGTTATCCGCTAATTTTGCAATGATGTAGCTCTCGAAGCTGCGAGCCGACATCTCAATGTCGGTCGACCAGTATGGTTTCGACCGGCGCTGATCGAGGCTTTCCGAGCGCTTCTTGATGGCAGTCTGCCGGATCGCCGCGTTCACGCCGCGGAATGCGTCCGCCATCGCATCGCGGATCTGCGCCGACGAGCCACCGGTCATGTAAGAATCGCCGCGGCCGCCGCTGCGCGAGAAATAATTGTCGAGCGCGTGCCACCATTCATGCGCCAGCGAACCGGCACCGCCCCGCTTCGTCAGGTTGATGACGACGTTGCCCTTCTCATAATGGGCAGCCGCCGCGCCTTTGCCTCCCTTGCCGCGCGCGCCGAATGCAAGCCCGAGCTCGCCATTGAGGGAAAGCGCCTTGGGCGGAACGCCGAGCACGCCCGCCATATCCATCAGCGCGTCATAGGCCTCGTTCAGATCCTCGCGCCGGCGCGCATCTTCGACGTAATTGCCGAACTGGACGCCGCGGAATCCGAATGCTTCGGCAAACTGCTGCGGCGACACGTCGGCGCCGTCGCGATGGTTCTCGCCGACGCGGGGCGAGTTTGAGGGGCGGCGGACATCGGGAACATCTTTGAACGATTCGAGCATCTTCACGAGCTCGTCGTGGTTCTCGCGCACATATTCGCGCGCTTCCTTGGCGGTATCGAAGGTCTTCAGGTCGGCATAGGTCTTGCCGATCTTCTTGCCGACGATGAAGCCCGGCGTGCTGCGGCGCGAATAGATGTCGAATTTCGTGAGCTTGGGCGAGGGCTGCTCGTTGAGCGTGGCGAGCTTCGCCTTGAAATTCTCGATCGCCTCTTCGCGGGTCTTGCCGGTCGCGAGCTCGCGCGGCCAATTCGAATAGGCCGTGGCTTTCGCCTTCTGCTCCACAGACCAGAGACCGAGGGGCGGATCGAACTTCTCGCCCCGATAGAGGCTGTATTCGTGATAGCGCAGCGACACGCCCTTGAGCGACCTTTCGTGCCCAAGGGCTTGGTATAGATCGATGCGGCCTTGCAGATCGGCGACGACGCGGCGGCCCTCGGCGTTCGTCAGGAACGTCCGCACCGAGGCGCCATCGTCGGTGCCGTCGACCAGCGCGTTCGCATAGGCGCGAAGCTCTTTGACGGTGTCGACCCAGCCCTTGAGCTTCCATCCCTTCTGCGGCTTGTTCGGCACCTCGTCGCGCATCGCGCGAATCGTCGCGACGACATACGGGTCCGTGCCGTCGGCAAGCAGCTTCTGGTAATCGGGGTCTGGCCACGATTTCGACAGGGGCTCGGCCGAGATATCGACGTCGGCCGCGCTCGCCATGCGATCCTTGTACGCGGCCGCATAATGCTTGCGCGCGCCGTCCAACGTCTCACCGAAATCCTCGATGCGGCTGGGCTGCTGCTGATCGAACATCGATGCCTGATCGCGCGCCGCTGGATCAAACAGACCGCCATCGCTGCCGGCGGGGCGCTGGTCGACGCCATTGGACTTGCGGCCCTCTCCGCGCCGTTCGAGCGCTTGGCGTTCCTCATCGCGCGTTGGCCCGCCAAGCAAGTCGCCGTCGCCGCTGGCTTCTCGCCGCTTTGCCAGCTCGGCGCGCACGGCCTTCTTGAGGTTCGGATCCTCGCGGAGCATGTCCATCGTGGCGGTCGAAACGGGAATCGGAGCAACCTCGTCGGTTGCACCTTCGAACTCATCCGCAATGTCCTGGACGGACGGCTTTGCCGGTTCAGCTAGGCTGTCTTGAGAGACGCGTGGATCGTCGACAGGCGGAGCGCTCGTGCCGCTTTCTGGCGCGTCTCGCGCGTCAGGCGCGGGTCGTTCACCGCTTTCGCTAGGGTCGACATCGTTGCCGTACTGGGCGAGCGCATCTTCATAGTCGCCGATTTCATAGCTCATATCCTCCAAGGCGTCCATCACGGCTTCGTTGACCAGCGTCGCCAGCGCTTGGTCCTCGTTCTCGACATCGTCGCGCAGCATCAGCCGGGCGAGTTTATCGACATCGTCCGATGTCAGATCCGCGCCCTGATAGTTCGCCCATTCGAACATCTGGGTGCGCATATCTTCAAAATTGTCGGGCAGGGTGTACGCGTCTGCCTCGGAAAGCTGATCGAGCGGCAGCATCTTCGACAGCGCCGCGCTACCTTCCATCCCGCGCTCGAGATAGGCGATCGTATCGGCAACGGTGGGGCGGCCACCATCTTCGCCGCTGAGATAGCCGGCCTCGTGCAGCAATTCGCCAGCACGGTCGATCGACATGCCACCCTCGCGCACCAGTGGCCCGGCGCCGGGGACGAATACAGACTGGCGGCGCGTGCCCATCTCGCGGGCCTGGCGCCATTTCTTCTTGCCCCGATCGCCTGGCGCAACGCGCGACGTCGTAGCATCGATGCCGAACCGGTCGGAAAGGTCGTGGCCTTCGGTGTCCGTGATGCCGCCGGCGCGCGCGAGGAACTTGAACGCGTCGGTTGGGCTTGCCTGCTTCGCGACCTTTGAGCGCTTTGCAGTCGGCGCGGCAGTGGCCTTCTTGGAAAGGCGCGCAACCAGCGCGCGCATATCGGCTTGGAAGTTGCCACCGCTGCGCGCTACATCAATGCCTGCCGAAATCTGATCCAGCAGGTCAGCGTCGACGGTCACCCCGGAATCGCGGATGCTCTTTGCAGCTTGCAGGATCGGGGATTGCTGGCCGCCCTCGGTAGTGTCGCCGCGCTCGATCTTCTCGAGCAGGGTTTTGCGAAGGTTCGCACCGATTGCGTCGGCCATCCCCTGACCAGCTTCCGGCATGCCGGTCTCGCTCGGCGCCGCCCCTTCGTCGACCGTCGCGCTCGGGAACTCCGGCACGATGTCGAGCAGCTCCTTTGCCGTCGCACCGAGCCGGATGACGCGCACATCCTCGCCAGCATCGCGCTTGGCGAGCCACTGGTGATGGCCATCGATGACGTGATCGTCGCTCGACACCAGGATAGCGCGGTCGCCGCCGGTGAAGTCGCGCGCCTTGAGCACCTTATCGGCGCTGAACTCGGCCTGCGTGGGCTTGAGGCTGGACGCTGCAACGGTCTCGTCACGGTGCGACACGCCGCGCGCGTTGAGGAAGTTGACCATTGCGCCGCGCTTCTCTGCCGCGATCTGCGGCATCTGCGCGCGCGGCACGCCAAGCGTTCCGCTCTCCGGCGTGAACCGGTGCCATTCCTTGTCGATCGCTTCGCCGCGCAGGTCGGCGCCCGGCTCGGGCAGCTGCACCGCGGCGACGTCGGCGCCCTTGAAACCGTCGCGCTGCGCGGCATCTGCCGCGAACGGGTCGGCCTCGCTGGCGACATTGATCGCCCCGCCGCGCGCGCCGCCCTCCACGGGCGTGCCGCCGGTGCCGAGCACGAAGTGCCAGTGCGGACCGGTTGCGCCGGTCTTCTTCATCGTGGCGGGGTTGGTCTCGTCGATCGCCTCGATGATCGAATATCCGGCGTCACGGTAGCGCTGCACGGCCTGATCGAAGGTCATCCCCTCGATCGGCGCCATGTCGACAGCAGCCCCGCTGCGTGCGTGCCACGATTTCGAGCCAGCATTGCCCGCGGCGCCGGCGGCGCGCTTCCACGATGTGACGCGGGCACCGGGGAATATCTGCTGGGTGACGGCCTTGGCGTTGCTCACCGGAGCAATCTTGCCGCCATCGGCAACCTTGAACCCGCCTTGTGCCGGAGCCGTTGGCGCGCCAAGAGCAATCGGCGCCGGCGCTGCCTCAGGCACCTGCGTCTCAGCCGCCTTTTGCGCCAGCTGCGCGTCGATCGCGTCGGCGGCCGCGTTCAAGTCCGCGATCGACAGCGGGGCGATCGTCACGCCAGCGTCGTTGAGGGTCGCGACATGCTCGTCGAGCGTGCCGCCGGCATCGAGATTGATCTTCACGCCAGGCGCGTTGTCGAATTCCGGGTCGGTGAACGCGTCGGCCATGACGCCGCTTTGCGTGCGCCCGTCGGGATAGCGGATCTGCACGCGCTGCCCGACGCTTGGCAGCCCTACCTTCCCCAAGATGCCCGACGCCGCTGAAGAAGCATCGGCATCCGCCACGACCGATTTGCCTTCGGCGATCAGCCCGGTGGGCAAGGGGCTCGCCGCATCCTCGGGAGACAGCGGAACTGCCGTCTCGGCTGCCTGCTCGCGCACGCCCTTGGGGATGGGGCGCCCGGTGACCCGCGACGCGACGACGCGGCCGCCGGCGCCAGCCACCTCCATGCCGCCGCGGATCCCGCCGCCCATGCCAGCGCCACCGACGGCGCCGCCAACGACATTGTCGAACAGGTCGACCAGATTGAACCCTTGGTCGGTCCCGAGGCTGCCGCCGGTATATTCCAGCGCGCTCTGCGCGCCTTCGGTGAGTGCCTCTTTGCCGCCGGCGCGCGCGACGCGCGACGCTGCGCTCTTGCCCGGCGCCTCGAGGATGCCCATCAAGCCGGTGCGTTCGAGGACGGCCGAGCCGATCCCGAACGGCGCAGCGATGGCAACGTCCTTCATGCTGGGGTCGCCGCCGCCGTTCGCATCGGCGCGGTTCTGGGCGATACTGCCGGTTCCCGATGCCGCAACTGCGGGGATGCCGACATATGGGGCAGCCGTCGCAGCCATAAGCGGAATGCTTTCCGCCGTGGTGTCGAGAATGAAATTCCCGATCGTGCCGGGGGTCGGCCGCGCCTTCACATCAGCCCATGATGTCGAGCCTGCGACGGGCATGTTGCCGATCGCGCGTTGTTCGCGCGCCTTCTGCATCTGCCGCTGCGAGCCGGTGACGGCGCCAACCGTGGTTGCGAAACCGGAATCGGCCGCCGCAGCGCCGCGCTCAAGAAGCGATCCGGCTCGATCGAGGAAGCCCTCGTTGACGGATGCGTCGAGCTGGCTGCGTCCCGTCCGCGCGCGCTCCTCGCGCCAGTCGCGGCTGGCGAAGTTGATGCCCATGCTTTCGGCGAGGAATGAGGCGGCGTCGCTGACCTTGTCGAGAACGGTATCGACGATGCCGCTCGGCTTCGCCTCCTCACTCGCGCCCGAGTTCTGGCGGTCCCACTCGTCGAGCAGGGGGTTTCCCGTCGCCTTGCGCGGCGCGGCGCCGCGGCGGCGCTGATCGTCGTCCCACGCGGAGAGAAGCGGATTGTCGGCCACTATTTGGTCTGTCCGCTGAGGGCCTTCTTCCAGCGATCATCGACCGACGGAGCGGGCTTCGCCGGCGCTTTCGTCGGCACTGCCCGCTGGATCGAGAAGCCCTGGCTCTCGGCAAAGCGCATCGCCTCGGCGCGCGAGATGCCGCGCTGCGTTGCCAGCGCATCGACCTGCGCCATGGTGACGCTGCCGCGCGACCCCGGCTTGACAGGAGCAGGCTTGGCCGCTGCGGGCTTCGCCGCAGGCTTGGCCGGGGCGGGGGTTGCCGGTGCCGGTGTCGTGGCGCCCGACCCGATCCCCGCGCCGCCGCCGCGATTGCGATACGCATCGACGATACTGCCGCTGCCCGAGCCGCTTTGCAGCACCTTCGGCGGAACCTTGACGCCCGTCGCGACCTGCGAGCCATCGCCGCGAATGGCATAATATTGGCCGTCGCCGCTCTCGACGATCTGCTTGATCTCGCCGCTCTCGATCTGAGCGCGCAGCTGCAAGGTTGCTGCATCACGGCCCAGCGCAAGCGTGGATTCGAGGCGAGCCTTTTGCTCGTCGTTGGCGAAGTCCATCTTTTTGAGCTCGACCTGATAGCCGAACTTGCGCTTATCGCTGACCTCGTCGACCGTGGCATCGCGGGCGGTCTTGCGGGCGCCGTAATAGTCGGCGCGGGCGTCGGATTTCGAGGCGTTATGATCGTTCAGATCGGCCTGCATCCGCATGTTGCTCTGCTGGTTCTGCTGGCGCAGGTTTTCGAGCGCGATCTGGCGGCGCTGGTCGGCGTCCGCCTGCGCCTGCTGCCCCATCGCGCCACCGATGCCCTGCAGCGCGCCGCCGACGATATAGCCGAGGGTCCCCATCAGACTGCTCCGACGGGCTGCTGGGGCGGCGCCTCGCTTCCTCCGCGCTGCTGCGCATATTTCTCGGCGCCAGGGAGTAGCTTGCCGATGTTCCCGCTCTTGTCAGCCGCGATGATCTGTTCGAACTCACCCGTCAACGTCTCGGGATCCACGCGCGGCGAGGCGAGGCGATAGAGATCGAGCGCGCGCAGGAAGATGTCATCCACATCACCCTGCCCAAAATCTGCCAGCCCGAGCCCCTCGCTCAATTCGATCAGCACCTCGACGATTTCGCGCCCGGCCTGAAACACCACGTCGTCGGGGACGTCGGTCCCTTTCTGCGCGAGCATCCCCTCGGTCATCATGGTGAGAACGACGGAGGTTACCGCTACCGCGTCATCCGGCGTTTCCGAGATCGGCGGCTCGGCGGATTGGAAGAGCTGCGTCACCTGCTCGTCGAAGACGCCGCGCAGGTTCTCGACGATCTGATCGCGCGGCTTGTTCGAGCCATCGTCTGGGTAGATGATGTCGAGCGCCTGGTTGACCATCATGTCATAGACGGCCTGTTCCTCAGGCGAGGCCTGCGTGCCATCCTCGGTCGCCTCTTCGCGTCCGCTCTCGGCATTCTCGTGCGCGGCGCTCTCGCCCTGTTCGGGTTCCATCGCGCGCGGCGGCATCTGGGTCGGCGGTTTCATCGATCAAGCCCCTGCGACGACCCGGCCCGTGTTCGGGTCGTATTTCACCTTGCCGTAGACGGCCCCATCATATCGTGGCGCCGCCGGCTGCCCGTCGGGTGTGAACCCTTCCGGCATTGTGAAGAGGCCAGAGGTGTCCGCATAATTTGCCGCGATCTGGTCGCGCTGACGACGAAGCTCCTTCGACTGCTCACTCGCGACGAGGCCCGAGCCGATCCCTTGAATCAGCCCCGACGCAATCATCGGATTCTGGTTGAGGAAACCGAGGAGACCGCCGCCGCCGGCGGACGATGCGACCTGCGCGACCGTCGGCGCCGCGGCGACCGCTTGGGCCGCAGCAGGTGTGATCGCCGCGACTGCGGGCGACACGGCCGAACCGATGCCGCTCCCGAGACCCGATACGGCCGAGTTGACGTTGAACGCCTGCGCGCCGCCGCTGATGGCAGCTGCGGGCGATGCTGCCGCTGCGCCAGCCCCAGACGCTGCTTGCGTGCCCTGCTGTGCAGCATTTGCGGCCGTGCCTCCCGCGGCGCCGAGCGCCGAGCCGATGCCGCCGGCAATCCCGCCGACGATAAAGCCCTTGGTCGCCGCCTTGATCGGGTTCTTGCCGCTGAGCAGGCCGCCAACGAAGCCAAATGTGGCCCCGCTGGCGGCGGTACTGAGTATACTTGTGAGGCCGGCACTTAGGCCGAGGCTGGATCCGAGCGCGCCGATCGACGGCAGCACGCCAAGCGCGGCCCCTCCGGTCAGGACGACCGCGCCGATTGCCAGCGCGGGCAGCGCCACCTTCTTGACGACCTTCGCGACCTTCTTAAAGACCTTGCCGATCGACTTGAGAACACCCGACATTACGCGGCCTCCTTCGAAATATCGGACGGCGCAATCTCGCGCCGAAAGCTGTGACCGAACGGTGAGAAACCCTTGCGCCGATAGAGCGCGGCGATGCGCTCGGATCCGGGAATGGCGGCGCTGTGGCTAAGCTGGATCTCGCGCACCTTGGGGGAGGCCTCGGCCCAAGCAATGTAGGCGTCGAGCAATTGCACCGCGGCGGCGCGCGGCGCCTTCTTCGTCACGACAAGGAAAGCGTCCTGCGCCATCAGTTCGACGCCGATATGGTACACGCGGGCGAGGACACCGACGACGAATCCGCACACCTCGGACGTGCCGTCGGTCACGACATAGACGCAGGTGCCGCCGTCGTGGATTCCGCCGTGCTTGTGGACCATGGCGAGCAGCATCTTGCGGGTATGGTCGGTGTCGACCTTGACCTTGCCGGCATAGATCGATGTCCGCTGCTGCTCGACGAGCATCTCGACCAGCGCGGGGACATCGACGAAACGGGCGGGGCGTACCGTGTTCACGACGGGATCGTCACGCCGTAGAGCTTCTGCATCCAGCTCAACCCATAGTTCAGCTGGTCACGCAGCGCGGCCTGCACGGCAGAACGTGTCGCCGCGGGGATGTTTTCGTTGTTGAGCGTCGTCGAAAGCGAATTCTGATAGCTCGACATCTGGTTCGTGAAATTGTCGAGCAGGTTTGCCCGCTCCTGCGCGGCGATCTGGGCCTTCTGCTGCTCGCGCTGGGCGGCGATCTGCTCGGCAGAAAGGTCGCGCTGCATACGATCCTGCGCCTCCTGGCCGGCGATAGGCGCAGCCACCTTGAGCGCTTCGGATTGTGCGGCGCCGATGCCGATCGACGAATTAATGATGCCGCGGCGGTTCGCCTGCTTCATGCCTTCGGTGCGGGCCTGACGCATCAGCGCGCTATCTTTGCCGGTGATTTGGGCAATGCGCGCTGCAATATCCATCGGCGACGATGCCGGTGTTGCGGGCGTCGGAGTGGGAATAGGGGTTGCCGTCGCGGTGGGGGTGGGAGCGGGGGTCGGCGTAGGCGTCGGCGACCCGTTGGCGCCGGGCACGATCATCGCGCTTCCGATGCCGGACGTCAGACCGTCCGTGCTGAGATTGAGTGCCGTGTTATAGGCCATCGCGTTGCCCCTTCCTCGCGCGTCATGGCATACCGAAATTATCGGATAACGACAACGGTCAAAAGGAAGGCCCGCCACTGGGCGACAGCGACGGGCCTTTTGAGGTCAGGGTCGATTGTCCAGCAGGGGACGGTCTAACGCATATCGATAATTTGCCGTGCGTCAATCGCCTTTGGCGGGGCAGAGGCGGTAATGGACCGCGTTGTGCTCGATCAGGTCTTTGACGGTCTCGTCGGTGTCGAGCTGGTTCCCCGGATCATCCTGTCCCGGCGTGGCCGCGACCGCGAATTTCACCTCGCGATCATTGAGGCAGAAATCGCTCACAGTTCGCACGATTTCGCGCTGACCGCAGGCACTCGTCGTAAGCAGCACGGCTGCGATCGTCGCGCACAGCGGCGCGCGCTTCGTTAGCAGATTCGACATTTCCGATGGCCTTTCCTTGAGCTTGGGCGCGCTCGGTCACGGCGCCCTTTTCCGTTGCAGTTTCGGTGAGGGTGTCGACGACGTGGAACGCCGTCGCGATGGCGATGCCGATCAGGCCGAGCGCGACGAAGGCCATGATGATCTTGCCTTGGATGTCGAGGCCGGTGAACCAGGTGATGATCTTCGTCATTGTTCGCTTTCCTCTTCTGCCGGGATGATCTTTGCTTCGGGCACCAGTTTGCCGGGCATCACGCTCAGATCGAGGTCGGCCGTGCTTTGCCCGCACCAGCACATCAGTGTGCAGGCGAAGCGGCCGTGAGGCTTCACGGTCCAGTCTCGGTTCGAGATATAATTGCAGCGGCCCGTCACGCCCCGCACGGCGCCGCAGAGTGCATCGCGCAGGGCTTCCTTGCTCCAAAGTCCGTGCTCAACCCAAGGCACCGCAACGAGGTCGATATCCCGATTGAGGGATCCGTGAACGGTTAGCGCATATCCCGCTTCTTTCGCGGCCCTGCGCATCGGCGGCAAGATCAGGTCGAGCAGCGCGCGATTGTAGGCGCCCTGCACGATATCGTCGGCTTCGGTTCGGTCCCTCATCCGAGCACCGTGTGCGCTAGTATCGCATCGCTCGAGCGGCGGGCGAGACTGGTGTGTGCTGTCCAAAGCTTGGCGAGCTCGGTCTTCAGTTCCTTCACCTCGCGCTCGAGGTCGTCGATGCGCTCCCAATCCTCCTTTTTCAGCGACGTCGTCATTGCGCTTGCTCCATGATCTTGTCGGCGTCCTCGCCGCTCGCTTCCATTTCGTTTTCGCCGACCTTGAAGCGGAAGGTGCGGCGTCCGAGAATTGCAGATATTCCGACGATGTCGGCGCCGATCAGCCCGGCGGCTGCTACGCCCAGCCAGAAAGCGTATGTGTTTTCCGTGTTTTCGCGCACGGTCCACTGCGCCCAGTAGAGCGCCGCGGTGAGCGGGATATTCGCGAGCGCGAGCAGGATGGTCGCGATAAATTGGCGCCAGTCGCGCGCGGTCCATTTCATGTCTGCCCCCCAGCAGTTGGGCGGGGCCGAAGCCCCGCCGGATGCGCTATGCCGCTTCGGCAGCAGGCTGCGCGATGTCGTCCTCGATGATGAACCAGTCGTTTTCGAGCGCGTCGCTCTGCGAAATGACCCACGGCACGACCTCGTCGTTGACCGTTTTCATCGCGATGTATGCGCGATAATCGATCATCGCGTCTTCGCCGGCCCAACGCTTCGCCGCGCCGCGCTGTGCGGGATATGCCGCCGCCGGCACGATGTAGATGAACATGCCTTTGCCGTTCCAACCGGCGCGGGCGACGCGGCGCCCGGCCTGCATCGCGACGAGAGCGTGGCCGAAACTCATCTCTCCGCTGCCGCAGTACGCGCGCAGGAACGGACCGTCGGGCGTCCAACTGATATAACCCGTGTGGCGGGGATCGTTCGGGCCCTCGCCGTCGAGATACTCCACCAGAAACCCAGCCTTGGCCGGGTCTTCGTTCTCCGGCATGGTCCAGCTGCGATAGTCGTTATATTCGCCCAGCGTCATGCGCTTGGCGAGAACTTCCTTCGTTCCGATGAACTGCTTCACTGCTACTCTCCTTCGGGGGTTATCCGGCCTGATGCGCCGGGATCGGGGGGAGCGGGACGGTCTGGCCCGCCAGGTGATGGGTGCAGTCGGGGAGGAACTGGATCTGCCCGCGCGTCACGAAGCTGTGACAGATGCCGCAGCTAAGGTGCGACGGCTCGCCCTTTGCCAGCCGCTCTTGGTGGCGCTTGCACAGCCAGCAATCTTCGGGGGGAGGCTGACCCGGAACATGGTGGCCCGTCCGGATCAGCAGCGAGGGCTCGAAGGTCGGTGCGCTGGGGCGATAGTTATATTTCCAGCGCGGGCGCGTACCCTGGCCCGACACCGAGACGGGAACCTGGTGCATGTTCCGGCAGCCGGGGCAGTAGAAGCCGACGGCATCGTCGCCCCAAAGCGCGAGGATGGGCGAGAGCAGCTTCATTTATGAAATCTGCCCCAGATGCAGTGCGTCACCTCGTGACCCGTCCATTGCGGCTGGTAGGAGCGCGAAGGGTCGACGATATGGACCTCGCAGTTCCCCGCGCGAATGATGGACCAAGCCATCAGCTTGTGTCCGTCGCCAACCGCGGCCGCCGCCGGCGCCTTCTTCCTCAGGTCTTCCAAGCTGGGGTGCGTGACGACGACGATCTCGGTCGCCGTGCGCTCGAACTCTTTACGTTCAAAACGATAGCCGTCAGCAGCGCCACCGCATGCGGACAGCAGGAGAAACAGCCCTGCCCACAAAAACAGGCGGATCGGCGTCGCGATCAGGAATCCCTTGGCAAATCGAAGATCGTCACTGGTCGCCACGGCGCGCGCCCCCTCTCGGGAGGCATAGCCGAATTATCGCATAACGACAATGTAAAGGCGAATCAGCTTGGGCTTATGCTTGTGCGAACGGTGCCCCCGTCCCCGCAATGATGCGCTATAGTGGGCGCGGCCTGCGGGAAGCTGCCTCAATGTTGCCTGAGCGCTGAGCGAACCAAGAGTTGAGCCAACGCCGCGAGGGGCGTTCGACAGCCAGATAGCTAATTGCGCCAGCGACCATCGCGGCAGGGAGCATCGCGAACCAGAGGCTCGATCCTGCCTGCGCAGAGTAAAATGGCTGCTGCCATAGATAGATCGAATATGAGAGCATGCCGAGAGCCGTAAACGCGCGCGCCGAAAGGAACTTACGCACCGTCGCAGGGGTGTAATCCAGTGTCACGACCGCGAGAGCGAGAAGAATAGCCGATGCAGTGTAATGAACCTCGATCGGGGTCAGGTAAAAAAGGGCGATCGTCAGTCCGACGCAGGGGAGGGGGAGCCAGCGCAGAACTGATGCCAGCCGAGCCGGCACGCCAGCACCTGCTCCAATGGTCAAATACAATGCAGCCGAGAGGAAAACGGGGGCTAGCCGGACGTCGGTTCGCCAATATACCTCATGGACACCTCCGCCCTGCACGACCAACCTTATCCCATTGGCTAGAGCGAGAAAGCCGATCGCAGCGATCACAACGCGTGCGGATGCTGGCTTACGCGCAAGTGCGACCCCAATCAGTGCGAGCAGAATATAGCAGTGCTCTTCCACTGAAAGAGACCAGACATGGGTCAGAACTGACGCGTCCGTGTGGCCGAGCGCCTGGGCGTAATTGATGGTGAAGGTCAGCGCCGACGCGGCCATCCAAGGTTCGACAGTGGTGCGCCCCCTTGCCATCCAGAGGACGACGCCCACAGCGCACATGGTCGCAACAAACACTAAAAGCGCAGGAAAAATGCGCGAGAATCGGCGGAAGAAAAAAGTCGGGAGGGGCATGCGCTGGACGAAAAGAATTTCTGCCATCAGCCTGCCGCTCAGCACGAAAAAGAACTCAACGCCAAAGCCGCCCATCTTCTCGAGCGCGGGCGCAACTGCACTACCGAAATGACCGAGCAGCACGAACAGGATCGCGAGGCCGCGCCATCCGTCTAGATATTCAATTCGCTTATGCTGAGCCCCGTCCATCGAGGTCTGCTATCACGACATCCGCAAATTGTAATCATACTTCGCGCGGAATGCTCCCGATCCGCCGAACCCGATATAGCATAGGCCGAAGACTTGCATGTCTGCGCCAAGAACCGTGCCATTGTCGAGGTCGCCCCCCGGATAGCGGCCGATGGTCTCCCATGTCGCCGCGGTCGGGTTAGCAGGGTCGAAATCAAGGCAGCGATGCAGGCCGCGAACATTGCTCAGCCCGCCCCAAGCATAGATCGCGGGGTAGTCGTGGCCCGGTGCGGCCTTGCCAAATGCAAAATCTAAAGGCTCATGCATCAGTCCGGGCGATTTAGTAAAGTCAACCCATGTTACCCCTTCATCAGCACTAAAACTAATACCTACATTTGAGTGTTGATCATCTGCATCAACGTCTCCGCTACAGTAAAATAAGTGCGGAGATTTACCTGGAGGCATTTTCAACTTACAGTTATATCCGTCAAGGGAAAAGTCAATACCACTACCAGCGCCGCTTGCTGTAATGAGTCCTGAACGCATTCTAACGAAGTTTGCGCCACCATCTGTAGATTTCCAGAAACCACGAAATTGTTGGCTGACCGAATCGTGTGCTTGGTTGCCTACGTGATATAGATAGAAGGTTCCAGGATTCTGCTTATCGGAGATAACTTGAATGCGCTGAAAAGAGTATTGAAAATGCCAGCGCATTGTGCCTTCGGGAGGAACAGCACCATCAAATTTACAGTAGTTCCATGTTGCACCACCGTCTAAAGTATAGCTAGGAATATAATTATACGTTGGAAGCCATACTAGATTTCCTTCGGCTCCAACAGCTACGTTACCGGCGAAAGAGACACCAGCACCAGTTTGAGGGGGCGTAGGTTTTACGTTTCCCGGCACCGCTGGCACCGGCGCCCAAGAAGCACCTCCATTAGTGCTAATATTACAGCACCCATTTTTACTACTTACTACGGCTAAATAATTTTCATTTCCTGGGGCGTAATCTATACTATTACCATGATCCAATGACTCAACGTTCGTTACGCCAGCGTTCGCCGGAAACTGGTTCCACTGCGACCGCTCGCGTGTAAAGACGTTGCGGTCCTGCGAGATATAATGGATGCGTCCGTTTGCAGGCGGAACGAGAATCTGCATGGTCACGAGGTTTTCGATCCCCACGCTATCCTCAAGATAGGTCGGTATGCTGGCATTCGTCGGCGGGTTGACGCACTTCCAAACGCCGATGCCCTCAGCGACGAAGAAGGTGTTGCTTTCGGTGTCCCAAACCACGGCACCGTTCGACATGTAATTTTCGTTCGTCGTTTGGTGCCAAGGGATGTTGACGGCCTGCCGCGTGACGGAAGGCGTAAGACCTGAGAACGTGGCACCGCTGTCCGTCGAGATGCGGTAGGCGCTGGACGGGATCATGCTGACAATCTTGGTGCCGTCAGGCGAGATAGCGATATGCTTGGTATCGGTGACGCCGGACACGTCGACCCAGCCGCCGCCGGCAGTCCAGGTACGCAGTTGCGCGGAATCGCCGTTATACGTCCCGCCAACCCACAGCTTGCCATTGCGGGCAACCATGTGGCCGATATTAGTAGGCGCGCCGCTGATCGCTGTGAAAGTTCCATTCACGCCCGTCGTGCTGCGATAAATCCCATTGCCATAAGACCAGACGTAGACGTGACCCGAATTGTCGGGATCGAACGCAACCCCCATGCCTTGCCCTTTATTCATGAGGGTCGGCGCCGGGATTGTCGATTGACTAACGCTCACCCAATTGTCGCCGCCGTCAAGCGTGTATTTCAGGCCACCACTGGCCCCCGTATCAGGGTTGCCGAGGGCCACGACAAGGTGATTGAAGGGGTCGACATTCATGCGCTCGTTCACAGCGCGCGAGTCGCTGTTGGCACCATAGTCATTGTAGACAGGCAATGTGGTGCGTTCCCAAGAGTGCCCCTTGTCCTCGGAACGGTAAACATAGCCGACCTGGCATATGTAGATGAAGCTGGTGTTCGACGGCGCGACGCAAACGTCGTAGCAGCCAGCACCACGATTATAGCTATATTTCATCAGGCTTTCAGAGATGTTGATCTCAGCCTGAAGAAGCAGCCGCCACTCGTCATCGTCAGAGGCGCGGATGTAACCGCCGCAGGTGTCGGTGCGACAGACCAGCACCTTGTCGGCGCCAGTCCCGGCAATGCGAATGCCGGTCACATAGCCCCCGCCGCCGAGGCGCACTCGTTCGTATTTGGATGCTCCAAGAAGCGTGTTTCCATCCCTCATGGCGTGCCCCATTTCGTCTTGAGATAATTGACCATCTGCGCCCGGTCGGAAGCAGTGCGGATGGCATTGCAGATGACCGTTTCGCAGGTCCGCCCGGAACATTCTGCTGTCCCAGACCGATTGAACAATTGCAGGCTCACGTTCACGCCGCCCCATCCTGTATAGGTTCCAGAAGCGGTTTGCGCCGTCTCTCCGTCCAGGCTCATGCTGATCGTGCCGTTATCTGTCGCCCAGACCTCAACCAGATGCACACCCGTCGAAGGAATCCCGCCGGTGCGATTGAAGCCGTTGAAACCCATGCCAGTGTTAGCGAGGCGCAACACGGTCCCTGAGCCGCCACCACTATCGCCCACAGTCACGACAGGGTTTCCGTCTGAATAGTCACCGATGCTGATGATCTGCGCGTTAGCGTAAGCCGTCGGGTCAAAATAGAAGACGTGGAACAGGTGGAACGTCTCGGGGAAAACGATACCAGATGCCGCAGGAACCCACAGCTTCTTGGTGCCGTCGAAGTAGATCGTATTCAGGCCGTTGACATCATAAGCTGCATTGCCTGAAACCGGAGCGTTGCCGCTGTCAGTGGTCAGGTGGTGAGTCCCGATCAAGTCGCGCAGGCTTAAGGTTGCGCCTGTCCCGGTTACGCCCGTCGTCTCATTGCTGGCATCATACCAGTGGACCGCCGTCGCATCGTCGGTCGGATCGGCAAAGCTCGTTTCGGTCGTGGACGAGAAGGTGTCGCTGACCCCGCCAATCGTGACAACTGTGTTGGTGACGGTCGCAGGCGAAGCGCTCGCCGTATGCCGCGCCTTCACCTTGTCTCCGGGGTAAAGGGTTCCAGCGTTCGTCGTGAATGATCCATAGCCAGAACCCGTATCGATCGCGTAGGAGCCGCCAGAAACGGTGATTTCCACCGGCACGTTAAACCCGGTCGGCGTCACCTCTGCGGAGGTTTGCGTGCTGCTTGCCGCCACGTTGGTCACATCGGTGAAGCTGAACGCGGCAGGCGTTGCGTCCTCTGCTTCGCCGTGAATGACGACATTCGAGTTCGGGGAAGGGTCGTTGCCGCTGCGCTCGACGTGCGCGCGGAAATAATGCGTCCCACTTGCGATGTCTGACAGGCCAGCAAACGACGCCGCGTGCGCTGAGGCTTCGCCGCTATCGATGGTATTGGAGGCTGTGCCGACAATGCTGCTGAAGCGAACATCGCTGGCCCATTCGAGGACGAGAGTATCTCCGACGAGGGCAGTTTCATCGAGCCCCGCGTCGAATTCAGGAGGATATGTCGTCGGCGACACCGCCAGCGTCAGCGTCGGCGCGCTGATCGACGTCGGGGTGGGCGTCGGAGTAGGGGTTGGTGTTGGCGTAGGCGTTGGGGTCGGCGCTGCTGTGACCGGTCCGACGGTCGAGGATGTGGCTTGCCCGCTGCCGCCCGCGCCCGAAGCGGTCACCCGGAAGCTGATATCCGCGCCCTCATCGATGGGATCGAGGAGATAAGACGCGCCGGTCGCGCCGCTGATCGCCGAACCGTTGCGCAGCCAGGCGCGCGCCGAGACGGTGCCGTTCGAGATGGTGCCGTCGGATCCCGAGAGGGTTTGCCCGACCTGCGGCGTGCCGGAAATGCTCGGCTGCACCGACCAGCTCGGCGCAGGCGTAGGGGTAGGGACGGGCGAAGGAGTGTAAGTCCCGCGCCCGCGTCCCCCAAGGCCGAAGCCCGCGCCGAGACCGAACCCGCGCTTCATGCGATTGCGATGACCGAGACGAACTGACCTTCCTTGACGACGCGCTGATCGCTGCGCCCGGCGAGCCAGACCTCGGAATTCGTGCCGTTGGCCGCGCCGCTCGCGCCGATCTCGACGCAGCAGTTCTCGGTCACGGAAATCGATGCGATGCAGTCGCTTGGGGCCGCGCTGCTATTTGCGACCGTGCCGACCGTGAGCGAATTGCGGTTCGTCAGGCGGCGGCCGAGCAGCGGAACCTCGCTGCCGGTCGCGCCGCGCGGAAGATTGCCGTCGTGGAAGGTGACATAGGCGGGCATTTCAGTTCTCCTGAGGCTGATGGATCATCGGCAACTGCGGCTGGGGTGAGGGGAACGATTCATCGGCCGTCCCTCATCATCGCCGCGACACGCAGTGCGCGTTCTGGCGTGTCCTCTTTCGCCCATTTCGACAGAAGCATGTTCGCAGCAGCTTCCCTGAAACGGCCTTCTGCGATCATGCGGAGGGTGTTGACGAACTCAGCGAAGCCCTTCTCCCCGAGTTGGAAGCACATGCTCGTCATGGCAACCATCCGGGGGATATCGCCCTGCACGCGCTTCCATGCTGGCCAGTCGGCCATCGCATCGGTGAAGCGCTTCACGTCATTCTTGAGCAGCATCGAGCGCTCGGCTGGCGTCAGCGTCCAATCCATTATTGTGCTGCCGCGGCGGCTCGGATCATTTGCGAGCAGGATTGCGTTCTCTTCCGGCGTGATGCGTCCGCCTTTGCGCGGATCAATCAGGCGCCCGATGCCGATCGTCCAGTACCCGAGATGATCCTTATACGCGCGCGGCTTGTCGCCCTCCTCGATGCGAAGGTGCGCTTCGACCGCCTTGTCGAAAGCGGACATCTCCACTGGACTGGGTGTCGCCGGAGCGGCGCCGGTCTTGAACGTCGCCAAGGCTGCATCGAGCGAGGCGATGCGGTCTGGAGTGAAGCCACGCGCGTCCAGCCATGGGCGCACCACGTCGAAAACGATGCGGTTATCCGTCATCATGCACCTCCCGTCGGAAGAAACTTGTCGCCGATGCGGCGCAGCCACGCGAAGGCCTCGCCGGTCAGCATCCATTCAATCGCGGGCGTGCCGCTGAGCGCGATCAGGAAGGCGGCGAGGGGCTTGTTCAGCACGATCGCAACGACCGGGATCGTCTTCCCGTCGAGCGTCGGCGCGAGGAAATAGGCGAGCGCCATCGTGCCAACGAGCGCGATCATTGCCCAAAGGGCCGTGTCGATGCCGTCGGCCTTGCGCTTTCGGCTCTTCCAGAAGGAGAAGAGCAGCGCGAGGAATCCGCCCGCCAGAATGGCGCCGAGGAATTCATAAGGGTTCGGATCGCCGCGATTTACGGTGGCAACCGCGGTCAATCCGAAGGCGCCCAACAGGACAAAGGGCTCAAGGTTCATCAGTTCTTTCCCCCCGTCGAGAGCTGCTCCGTTCATGATTGCGTCTCCGCTTGCCCCGGCCATCCCGCCGAGACGTCGAGTTGGTCCAAGGTCTCGATATTCTGCGCCGCCTCGATCGCGACGATCAGGCCGCGGCGATAAGCCTCGATCTCCTGACCCAGCGGCTCCCACGCATTTGCCTGCGCGAGCACCAAAGCGACTGTGTCTTCGAACGAGGCGTTCGTCAGTTCCGCTTCGCGCTTGATCCATGGGAAATCAGCGGGATCTGCGCCCACCACCCACGCTCGCGCCTCCATTTCCTTCTTCAGATAGGTCATGGCTTGCCCCGTGCCGGGGGTGAGGTAGAGGCCGCGAATAGCTTCCGCTCGATCGTTCACCGCATCGACCAGCGCACGTTTCATCGGCGCGAGGTCGACGATCCATGCCTCTGCGACAGCGTCCCACTCGCACGGCGCGGCGGGCGGATCGGGCAGCGCCTCCCAGTCGGGAGCGCCATAGCCTTCTGGGTCGCCGGTGAGTACGACTGCCCCCGATGAGATATGTCGAAACGCCAGCATGTCAGGTCACCTGCATCAGCGTGACAAAGCCGGTCGCGCTGGAAATTGCGGTGCCGCCGGTCGATCGGTTGCCGACCATCTGCACCTCGTAGGATCCGTTCGGGGTCAGACCCGTTAGCGTGCCTCCCGGGCCAACCTGCCCGGGGGAGTTTTCGCCAGGTTCGCCGGGTAGGTCGGGCGACTTGATCGCGGAGCTCGTCGACGTGAATCCGGTATCGATCCACGTTCCGCTTCCGACGGCGCGATACTGCAGCTTGGCGGTGAGGGTCGCGGTGCCGTTCGACGCCGAATAGAAGCTCGCCAGCGCTCCGAGGCGCAGCTTGCCGGTCGACGAGGCCGGGAGAACGGTACTCGGTCCGGATGCGGCATAGCTGCCGCTGCCCCACCATGAGGTCGAGGTGAAATTGATCGACACCGAGCCGCCCGACGCAGGGTCGCGCTGGCGGCTAAAGCTCATTTTCCCTTCGACGACCTGGCTGTCGGATGCGGTAAAGCGCCACTGGACGAAGCCCGCATCGCCCGAGACCGTATCAATGGTGAAACCGCCTGAGATTGCCGTTGCGGTGCAGCCCGAGACGCTGAGAATCGTCACCGTGCCGCTGATTGGCGAGCCCGCCTTGGTGCCGGCAACGGCCACATTGAAAGGCAACTGCCCGGTCTTCACGACACCATCCGCATCGGCGGTGAATTGCGTGCTGGCCGGGCTGGCAACTGCCGACACCGGGCTCGTCCCCGGCGCGCCGTCAGACCCATTCGCGCCATTCGCAGCGAGAATTTGCGGCGTCGACCATTCACCGGTCGCGATCGTGTCCGTCGTCCCCGTGCCTAGCGCGGTCGCGGTGATGATATAGACCGGGTTGCCGTCGTTCGCGGGAACGCTTTGCGTCCAGCCCGACAACGTGCCCGAAAGCAGGCCGGTGGAGAATGTGTAGGTCAGCGTCGACGCGGGGACCGCTGGCGCGCTCGCGGCGCGCTTGTAGAGGAACACCGGCGCGCCGTTGAGGCCTGCACCGTCTTTGAGGACGGGTGAGGTGAACTCGGCGGCCGCGATGCTGTCGGTCGTTGCAGCAGCTGATGCCGTCGCCGCGATGACCCAGAGCGGGTTGCCGTTCGCAGCCGGGATCGCCTGCGACCATCCGTTAAGCGTACCGCCAGACAGCACGCCCGTGGTGAAGGTATAGGTGAAGGTTCCCGACGGTGCCGCCGGCGCTGTCGCGCCGCGCTGATAGAGATAGACGACCGCGTTGCTGAGGCCGTTGGTCCCATTGGTCCCGTTCGTGCCATTGGCTCCGGGAGGTCCATCGTGCCGCACGGGCGAGGACCATGTCTCGCCGACGACCAGCGTGCCGTCGAGCTCCTGCTTCGCCTTCGACATCCACAGCGGGTCGCTTCCCGCGGGCGGGTCGTCGCTCCATCCAGCCGGGATGCCATTGCCGGTAGGGGCAGCGGGCTGGGTAGGGTTCCGCTTCCAGACGAACTCGATCAGCTTGCCGTCGTCGCCATCGATGCCGTCATTCCCGTCGAGCCCGGGCTGCCCCTCGACCAGCACGGGGGTGTTCCATGTCCAATTGCTCGTCGGACTGGCTCGATTGCCGAAGCTGCTGAAAAGCGGGTTGCTGCTGGCCGGGACGGCCGCAACATTGGTGTACCAGCCCGCCGGCGTCGACAAGCCGGCGCCCGGCGTCGCGGGCTGCGTCGCGCTGCGGCGGAATATCACATCGACCGAGGATCCCGGCGCGCCATCGGCGCCGTCGCTGCCGTCGGTCCCGTTGGTGAACGCGAGCGCCGGCGTCGACCAGGTGCCGAAGCCAACCGAGCCTCCCGTTCCCTGCTTCGTCGCGACCGCAACGCTTACCCAGACAGGGTCGGTACCGCTCGGGACGCCGGTCGACCATCCCGCGGGGGCCGTGGTGGCCTGCGTCGAGAAGTTGAAGCTGCCGCCGGTCGGTGTCGCCGGCGCGCTGACAGCGCGCTTGTAGACGTACTTCTCGACGATCGAGAGACCGTCTGCGCCGCTCGTTGCGTCGCTGCCGTCCTCGCCGCGGATGCGGGTCCACTGATAATCGGTGTAAATTTCGCTCTTGACCGGCGAACCGCGGTTGTACGCGACGCCGATATAGAGGCGGCCGTTCGCGTCGCCCGTCGTGAAATCGTCCGAGCCATCGGCGCTGTTCGAAAAAGCGATCCATGTGTAGGACGCGATCGGCGTGCCAGCGACGATATCGGCGATATTGCCTTGCAGCGCGTCGATGGCAGCCTGAATTTTCGTCAGCTCGGCATTCACCTGCTCCGCATTGGCGCGGGTGAAGGGCGAGAGCGCGCTGCGGTTATAGAGGCCGCTCATCGCTGCATCTTTCGCGGCGAGTGATAGACCGTGTACGCTTGCAGGATATGCGCCTCCTCAAGCTCGTCGCTGTCGGCCGCGATGATGAAGCTGACGTTGAGCCCGGCCCCGTCGATATCGGCGATGGCCTGGCTCTCGACCGGCGAGGACCAATAGAACTCGTCCCAGAGCGCGATGTCCCAGTCGCCACCGCCGCCCGCGACGATGAAATCGATGCCGTCGCCGGCGCCCTGCACCGTGAAATCCCGCTTGCCCGCGATCGGCTGCGACCCGTCGCCGTAGTTGAACTGCGCCGTCACGCCGATGCGCGCCGTCGGCGGCGCCTGCATCTCCACGATCATGCTGTGGATGCGGTCCTCGCGCCGCGGCGAGCCGAGGCTGTTGAAGGGCGTCATGATGAAGCCCTTGATGCCGACGCCGTCCTGCGACGTGCCGCTGTCGATGCGATAGACAAACCCGTCATCGGCCCCGATGAAGATGCCCTCGGTGCCGTCGTTCATCTCGCACGCGCCGGCGCAGTAGGGCTGCATCCCAAGGCTGAACGGAATGAACTCGGGGTTCTTGCCCCCCATGTATACGGCCATGCCGGTGCGATCGGACCAGATCAGCCGATACTGGCCCTTGGTGCGCGACACATAGCTGAGCACGGGCACGGCGCCGCTCTTGCGCTTCGACTTGAAATAGGGCTCGACGAGTAATGAGAGGGTGCCGGTCTTGAAGTTGCCGAACGCCTGCGTCGCCGCCAGGCTGCGCATCCCGCGGCGATCGATATAGACGGTCTGGCCGATGCGCTGCGCCGTGTCAGGCTCGGCGCCGGCTTCCTCGGTGAGCTCTTCGAGCTTGAAGGTGTCGCTGTCCGTGCCGGTGAAGATGCCGATCTTCTGCTGCCCGAACAGAACGACGGCGGTCTCGGCCGCCTGGATGACGTCCGTGACCTCGGTGCCGAAGCCCAGCTCGGACGCGTCGGTGACGACGTCCCAGATCAGCGGTTCGCCGATGCTGCTGATCTGCACCGAACCGCCGGGATAGACGAGACCCAGATGGTTCGCGATCTCGAAGACGCGCGTGGGGCGATCGTCCGGCATCCCGGTGCTGATCGGTGTATAGACGGTGCCGTCGAACTCGAAGCCCTGCCCAGCGCCGGAGACGCCATAAATCGCGTAGCGGTCCGCCGACCCGTAGAAATTGTGGCCGATGGTGCGATATTTTCCGCCCGGCGCGATGGCGGTCGCTTCGATACCGGTGAGCGTGACGACGGAATCGGTGCCGCGCTTGAGCACCTCCGCCGTCATCGTGCCGCTCGTCACCTCGAGCATCAGATAGCCGGCGGCGTCGGTGCCCCAGTCGCCGCTGTTGCGCACGACGCGATTGACGGTGGCGGTCGCGCCAGATGTGCCGCCGGTAAGCTCCTCGCCCTCGATGACCTCGAGCAGCCCCGTTGTGAATGGCGCGATCCAGCCGAGCGGGACTTGGGCCCAGCCATAGCTGGTCGCCTTCCACAGCACCGCCGCATCGCCGCCGACATTGTCGCGGATGGCATAAATCGTGCCTGCAAGACCGAAGACCCCGCGCGTCGGACCGCTACCCGGCGGCTTCTGGATCAGGGAGCGCCGATAAGACTGCGCTGCCTTGAGATAGGTCTGCCGCGCAGCCTCTGTCGGGGCGCTGTCCTCTGTCGATGGCCCTGCGGCCAGCGCGCGCGAGGTGCCCCCGACCTCGATTTCCTCATTGTCCTCGAAAGTTCCGACGACGTTGGCGAGGACGAGCGTGCCGGCGGCGCTGCCGTGCGCCCATGATCCCGTGAAATCCACCGGTTCCAGAATGACGCGCGCCGTGGCGCCGGACGTCACGCCGAGGATATCGGCGCCAGAATTGATCGCGATCGTGCCGTTGTCGAACGGAAGCAGCCAGAAGGATGCTTCGGACGGCGCCCCGCGGCCGTCGAAGCGCTCATATCCGTCGACGCGGCCATAGCCCTCTGCGAGAGGCTCGTAATTCATTCCGGCGATTACGCGCGAAGGCGGTACTGCGAGCGCGGCGCTTACCAGGTCGAGGCCGCCGGCAAACGCATAGGTGGAGGGTTCCTGCGCCATGCGATCACGGTTCCAGATAGTCGTCGCGGTCGTTGACCATGTCGCGGAAGCGCGCAGCGAACTTGGTCTGCGCGTCGGCGAGGCTAAACGCCGCCTCATCGTGGCCGCTGAGCAGCATCAGCGCGCGCCAGACGATCGTTCCGTGATGCTCCTCGGGACAGATCGGCACATCGTCGTCAGCGGCGAGCACCTGCGGCTTGCACCAATAGGCGAGCCGGATCTTGTAGGCCTTGTCGGGTTTCGGCCCGATGCACAGCTTGCGATCGGGCGAGACCGTGAAATAGGTGGGGCGATTGGCGTCATGGACGCCGAAATCATAGATCCGCGACCAGTTATCGAACGGCAGCCAGAAGAGCTCGGTCTCCTCCTGCTGTCCGATCGCGGGATCATAGATCGAGAATGACGCACGGCGGCCGTACTCGCCGCCGCGTTCCCAGCGCGCATGGTCGGTGATGGGAACGGCAAAGTCGGTCGCGGCATAGGTCGCCTGCGCCGGAATAAGGTCGCGCGTCGCGCTGCGCCGCATCCACGGCCAATCGGTGCGCGCGCCCTGAATAAGCCGCCACGCCTCCATGACGTGGCCCACAATCTTTTCCTGCCGCCCCTTGGCGCCAACGACCGTCGAGAGGCGGGAGGCCTGATGGACCGTCCCGCTCTCCCTTTCGGTGTCGTTCACAAGCTCAAGGAACGTGCTCATGGATCAGGCAGCGGCCGCCACCGGCTCCGGCTCGGCATGCGCATCGAAGCTGTCGGTGCGCTTGTGCCACGCGGCGACCTCCTCGTCGCTAGGCAGTCGGTGCGTCGTGAACGAATAGCTGGGCTGTTCGACCCATTCGCGCAGCGGCATCTGGGTGACCGGGTTGATCTCGCCGGTTTCGCGCGAGATCTTCTCGACGGCGTTTTCGAGCGCCAGGTAGAAGCGGTACGGGATCGACACGCGCTGCGCGCGCTGGATGATGATGACCTCGCCGTTGACAGCGATCTGGACGTCGCGCGCGCGCGTCTTGTCGCTGGTCTCGTTGACGGTCACCTCGACCTTCGGATCGTACCGATAGTGCTGGCCCGCGATGCCGCCCGGGATCGCGCCGTCCGGCGTCGGCGCGACATCGATCGCCTTTGCCCGCGGTGCGGCGAAGTTCACCGATTCCGGAGGCAGCTCGATCTCGGTGATTTCATCGCCGGCGACGGCCTTGATCCGAGCAATATAGTAGGAACTGCTCTGGCCGACCGGCTTGATGCCATCGAGGTTGAGGACGGCTTCGCAATAATAGCGAAGCTGCGCGTTGCTCGCGTCGTCGAGCTTGACCTTGATCAGGTCGCTCATGCGCCGTCTCCCTGCTTCGCAGCCTCACGGGCGGCGATTTCCGCGTCGATCGCCTTTTTCACGCCGCTGCGCGGTACTTCGCGATCGACTTCGGCGGCCTTGACGAGCGCCAGCTGCTCGCCCGTCAGGTCGGCAAGGCGCGCAGTAACGGTGGCGACATTGCCGTCGATGACGGCGTCGGCGTCAAAGGCGGGAGAGGGATCAGCGCCGGGAGCCCCCGACTGATCCTCACTCCCGCCCGCGCTCGCGTCCGATCCGCCCCCCAGCGTTTCGTCGGGCGCTTCCTCGGCGGGCGGCTCGTCGCCATCCGCCTTGGTCTCGTTATCCTGTTCGTCGGTCGGTTCCTCGGCCGCTTCCTCGGCCACGGGCTCGTCGGCCGCTTCGTCGTCGATCAGTTCGACGCGATAGCCGGCGCCCACGACGACGTCGTAGAAGGGCTGCGGCAGGGTGACGACGGTGTTGTAGGGGATGACGGCCTGCACGCCCTCGACGGTGGGGCGGGGCTGCGTCGTGACACCTTCGCCGAGCACCTTGAAGGTGAGGGCGGTTGTGCCTTTGAATTTCGCCAGAATGTGGTCAAACATGGGGGGTCTCCCGCACGCGAGTTGAAACCCGCCCCGGCTCCGCGTGCAAAGGAGGCCGGGGCGGGAGCCGACGAAACTCAGTCGAGTTCGCGGAAAGCTGCGTAGCGCCAGGTCTTGCCGCTCTCGGACAGAGAGGAGCCGAACGTGATGCCAGCCGACTTGTCGGCGACGGTGCCGGCGTAGGCCGAGATGCCGTTCGACGTGATCTTCGAGAACTGCGTCGAGGCGCTATTGCCCGATTTCAGAGCGTGACCGTTGGTCATGCCCTTGAACCATTCATAGGCCTCGTCGCCGTCGGTCTCGTTCCAGACGCGGATGTAATCGGGCGTGAAGCCCAGCTCGACGGTCACGGCGGCGCCGGTGCCAACGTAGCTGCCAGTTTTGACTGCGTTCATGGTGAGGTTCCTTTTTCCTCAGTGCTGCGAAAGCGACGCTTGGTCAGGTTCGCTGCGCGATGCGGTCGAGAGGGAGCGGCGCGCGAGGCGCCGCCCCGTCACGATCAGAGGGCGGTCGCCGCGACTTCGAGTCGCGCCATCCAGGTTTCGTTGAGGCGAACGGCGTTGAACCAGGTCTTCCAGCCGACATAGCCGCGCTGGCCGAGCGGATCCGACTTGTCGACGGTGCCCGGGTTGATGACCGTCGGGGTCATCGCCATGTTGTTCTTGCCGTCGATCTTGCTGTTCTTCAGCGGCGTCAGCCCGAAGGCTTCCATGCCGAAGTAGAGCACCGGATAGACGTCCGCATTGGTGCCGGTCGTCGATTCGAAGCCAGCGGTCGCGCCGCCGGCATCGGCGAAGGCGCCGAGATCGGGCGACAGGACGTAGCGCACGTCTTCGACCTGGCCGATTTCGTATTCGCTGATCGTCTGGCGCGAGCCATATTTCGACGTCGGCACGAAACCAGCGAGGTTGCGGATATCCGCTTCCAGATCGGTGTGCGCGACGGCGACATAGGCAGCTTCCATCGGCTGCGTGCCGATGTTCACCGACCCGTCGAGGATGCGGGTGAATTTCTTCGCCTTCATCTTCTTGAGGTAGCGGGTGACCTTGCGCTGCTTGTTCAGCGAGATCGCGGTGTTGACCGCGTTGCGGGCGTTGCCGTTCGCGTAGAAGACCGAGGTGCCGCCCTTGACGACGCCCCAGATGATCTGTTCGAGCGTGCGACCGGCGTTTTCGCCGGACATCATCGACGCATCCTTGAGGACCGGATCCTCGTTGAGGTCGTTGACCTTGTCGGTGATGACGACGAGATCGCCGAACTGCTCAAGCGTCACCGAGACGTCTTCATAGAGCATCTGGCGCGCGTTGGGCGTGACGCCTTCCTGCAGCGGCGTGGTTGCCGCGGTGAAAGGAATCGGACGGCGGAACTTGACCGTCTCGGCCTTGTTCAGCGGAATCGGCTTCATGCTGCCGAATTTGCCGAGGACGATGACCGGCTCGGCATGTTCGAGCATGGTGTTGTAGGCGTAGGCAGCGGTACGCTGCGAGATGTCGCCGTAAGCAGTGCGTGTCATGGGCTTGGCCCCCCACAACCGGGGGGCTCAATCCCACCCGGCTAGACTAACGGGACCGGCGCTTTTTGGCCTGGATGCGGTCGAACTCGGCGTCGAAGTCGTCGGGAATTTCGTTGGTGACCGTGGGGCCACCGCCACTCCCTCCGTCTCGGCCTGCGTCCAGTTGCTTCTGGCGGCGCTGGTCAGCGGACAAAGGAGCCGGGGAGGGTGCTGGTGTCGGCGAGGGGGCAGGGGCGGACTGTGCAGCCGGCGCCGAGATCCCCATGTCGCGCTTGAAAAGGTCGAGCACCCATGCGGCTTCCTGACCGTCCGAGACATTTGCGTTCCGAGCGAGGGCTTCCTGGACTGCTCGCGGTTGCGAGGCGGCCCAACCTTCCCAGCGATCGTCTTTGGACAGCTCCAGCCAATCAGGGTGGCGTTCAGCGAGAATTGAGACCTGCCGCTGCGTTTCCATCTGCTGCTGCGCTTCCGCGAGCGTGTTGACGGGCTGCGTCATGTTCGCAATTTGCTGTCGGAGGCCTTCGATTTCCGCAGCAATTGGCGCTGCGATATCGGGATATTCTTCCTTCAGCGCTGCCAGCGGGTCGGCGGCGATTTCGCCATCTTCCTGCTGCTGTGCTGCTGGCTGGCCTCCACCGTCCTGACGGTTCTGTTGCTGCCCCTGTTCCTGCAACTTGCGATGCAGGGCAGATACGCGGCCTTGCTGCGATGCGAGCCGGAAATTCAGATCCCGGAGCTCTTTCTCGCGCGCTTCCCGAAGCTCGGGAGGCGCATTGGCCCAGATGTCATCGGATGGTTCGGCGCTTGCAGGGGGCTGATTGCCCGCGACATTTGCCTCTTCGCCCGCGGCCTCACCGGCAGGGGGCGACGATTCTCCGTCGGCTTCGGGGACAGGGTCGGCACCGTCGTCGTCACCGGCATTCTCAGCGGGTGCTTCGGCTGCGCCTGACGCGATCTCGTCGAAAGCCTTGTCGAAATCGTCAGCGTCTTCGCTGGGGGCAATATCTGCCGGATTTGTCGCCATAGGTCAATATCCTCGTGTTGGGGGGCTAGTTTTCGTCGGAATCGCCGATCATCTGATCGGTATGCGGTAAATGGTTGGGCATCGCCTCGACGTATCGGAATGCCGCGATCTGGCCTTGGAGGTGCCGGATTTCGTCGGGCGGGGCCTTCTCAAGCTGGATGTGCAGGTCTTCGATGCGCTTCGCGACGCGCCGCGTCACTTCGCTCCAAGGCAGGCTGATGCTCATGCTTTCACCATGCCGGCGCTGATCGCGCCGCCCGAACCGCCAGGCTCAAGACCCTTGGCCTCCGCATTGATGCGGTTGCGCTCTTCCATCGCGACCTCGACCGCGAGCTTGCGCTCGTCGCTCTGGGTCTTGATCTGCATCGAGGCGAGCATGGCCTCGATCTTCTTCATGTCGACGCCATCCTTCTGCATCAGCCCCAGGATGGCAGTCTCACGGTTCATCTTGGCGATTTCCAGACGGAGCTCGCCGTCATCCTTGCGCGATTGCGCGTCGATGTTGGCGATTTCGAGCTGCGACGCGGCGCGGATTTCCTCGGGCGACTGCGGCTGGTTCTCGGCCATCTGCTTGACGCGCTTCTCGAACTCGTCCGGCTCGACCAGAATGTCGCTCGGGTTGATCGCCATTGCCTGCAGCGTCATGCGCAGCGTCTCGTAGACCCGGATCGCGGGACCGATGACGGGGTGCGTCGACCATTTGTCGGCAATCGCCATGAGCTGCTGCGACTGGATCTCGCGCACGAGCAGCACCGACGTGCCGCGTGCCTCGGTCGTCATGTCGCCCTTGACCTCGGGCTTCTCGTTGAACTGCATGTTCCAGTCGTAGAAGCGGGTGATGAAGGGGGTCGTGATGCAATCGTCCCAATTCTTCACGACGCGGCGGAAGATGACGTTGGCGCTGTTGAACAGCATCGACATGCCGGAGGATGTGTTGGTGACGTGGGCGCCTTGGTCGCCCTGCGCAATCAGCGGCATCGAGATGACCTCGTCGATCATCTTGAGCGCGAAATCGGTGATGACCATCAGCTCGGTGATGTTGACGCCGATGTTGACGACCTCGAAGGGACCGCGCGAATTCGCCGCGACCTCGGTCCCCTTCTTGAGCCACACCTTGCGCGGCCGAAGTTTCCAGCTGCCGTCCTCGGGTTCGATCTGGGTCTTGTCGACGATGATCTGCGGGCCGGCGCCGAGGCCGCCATTGTCCATCATCATGCGGACCGACGAATTGAACATCGACTGGATCTGGCGCATGAGCCGCGGCACGCCGACGGCGGCCAGCATGGTGGCCTCGCCCTTCTCGAACGGGAACCAGCTGTAGAGCGGTTCGTCGCTGTCGAGCGGGTAATCCGGCGCGATCTTGAGCATCTGCCCCTGGCAGAAATACATCACGACGCGGCGCTCGACGGTGTAATCGTCCTCGGCCTCGATCTCATCGGCATCGGCATCCTTGCCGATCGCGCGCAGCACCGTCGCGATCTGCTGGATCGTCAGCGGTCCGTGATACTCCCAGACCATGAACCGGTTCGACAGCGCCGCGGTGTGCGGGCTGTCCATCTCGATCGTGCGCAGGTCGTCAAGGCTCTGGTTCGCGACCGCCGTGTCGGCCTGCGCGCCCTCTTTCAGGATGAGTTGGAGCGCGCGCTTGTTGAAGCCGAGCTCCCGCGCCATCTTGCGCAGCCGCATCGCGTTGACGGGATGGCGCTCGAAGGTGAATTCGCACTCGTCCATGCACGCGGCGGACATGTCGGGGAACCAGTTGATAGGGTGAACGCGGCGCGCGCCGGGGCGTGACGCTGCGCCCGGGCCCAGCACGTACGAACCGACGAGCGGGTTCTGGTTCTCGTCATAGGCCTGCTGCCACTTGCCGCGCTTCGCGCGCACCGTGACCGGGCCCTTGAGGATCCCGCTGCCCAGCTTGCACGAATCCGAGATGACGTCGCGCGCCGAGCCGGCATAGTTCACCTCGGTAAGCTGGTCGTCGATCTCGCGCTCCATGAGCTCGGCGCGGCGCTTCGCCTGATCGATGACGCGCTGCGCGTCGGAGAAGGCTTCCTTGAGCGGGACAAGCTGATCCTCGAGCTGCGCCATCTCCTCAGCGACCTGCTTCTGGCGCGCCGCATCGGGGTCGGCCTGCTCCGGATCAGCCTGCTGCTCGGCCATCGCGTTGTTCTGCTCGACCAGTTCCTTGATGCGCTGCTCGGCCTGGTCGATCTTGGCGACGGCCTGCTGCGCAGCCTCGGCGAGCTCGGGAACCGGCGTCGGCTGGATGCCCCAATTCTTGTCATCGGCGGGGAACAGCAGGTCAGTGAGCCGCGCGTCCCATGCCCGTGTCTTCGGGCCGGTGAGGTTGACGAAGACCTTGCTGCGCTCGCTATCGTTGTTGAGCTTGCCGAGCACGTCGGCCTCGTAGATGCCGTGATACGCGCGCAGATCCTCCATCCAGCGCGTCTCGATCGGGCGGCGGGCGACCATCTGCTCGCCGAGCAAGCCTTGCAGCTCGCCGATGACGCTCTCCATGCCGCGCAACAGCTTCTCGCGCCGTTCCTTGGCGTCCATGCCTTCGTAGGCGGTCTTCGATTTCTGTTTGCGAGCGGCCATGGGTCAGTATCCTGCGACAGGGTCAGCCGCGCCGACGGCGCCGGGCTCACGGGTGATGACTTGGACAGGGGCGCGAATGCCGCGCTTCACACCGGAGACGACGAGATATCGGCTCGCGTCCATGAGGTGGTCATTCTTCTTGACGATCTTGCCGTTCTCGTCGCGGCGATAGATGCGATATTCAGCTAACCAATTGGAAAGGTTGCGGAACACCTTGAGGCGCCCGGTCGAGATAAGTTCCCAGACCTGATAGATGCCTGCCTCGACGCTGTTCTCGGCCGCGACGAGGTGAAGGCCGAGATTGATGTAGGTCGCGAGCAGCCGCTCGCCGTCTGTCTGGCTCCGGCCATTGGCGGCGGGATCGATGACGCCGGGGATCCAGTCGCCGCGCGCCTTGATCGCAGCGGCGTGGATCGATGCCTCAGCCTGCCCGCGATAGTGCTCGGCGTATAGGTAGAGGGTGTCGTTGTCGTGATCCTTAGCGCCCCAGATGCAGGCGGTGCGGTTCCATCCGACGTCGAGACCGTAGCTGCGGGTCCAGAACTTGGGGATGGGGAAGGGGTCGACGACGAAGACCTCTTCCTCGATCGGGTAGATCGCGCCGGCGCCGAGCGAGGGGATGCCCTGCGTACGGGCCTTGCGCTGAAACGCGGGGAATTCCTTGGCAAGCTCCTCGCGCACCTCGGGGCTCAGATGCGGAACATCGTCCCATCCGGCCTGCACCAGGTATCTTGAGCTTGTGATTTCGCCCACGGCCGATCAGACCGCGGGCGTGTATTTCGTCGGCACGGCTGTCCAGCCCTCCCTGTTCGTCCCGTTGTCGCAATACGATAAACCGGCGAATCGGGCTAGTGCCTTTATCCGGTCAGCCTCCCGGCCTCATGTCGCTCGGCATGAACTGCATGACGGTCTCCGACAGGCCGAGCAGGGGGGTGAAGGTCAGGATGATGATCCCGCTCGTCGTCGCGGTACGCACAAGGCACTCCTCGTAGACCGCGAGCGGGCATTCCTCGTCGAGCCAGATGAAATGCTTCGCCGTGCCCTGGAAGACGCGGCGGCCCTGATCGTAGGATTTGAGGCCGAGGCGCGACCATTTGCCGGTGCGGTGCTTGATGAGCACGGTGTCGACGAGATCCTGCACGCCCTGCTTCCATGTGATGCGGCCGATCTTCTCTTTCGGGATGATGCCGGTCCCGTCGAAGCGCTTCTTGCCGCTGGAATAGTCGATCTCGCCGAGCAGCTCCTTCTGGATGATGTCGCGCGTCGTCTCGTTGGTATCGCCGGCGGCCCAGCCATCGGTCGGAGCGCGGAACACGCGGCCTTCCCACCAATTCGGATAGTCGCCGGTCAGGTGCGCGCAGACCTCGTAGCTGCCCGCGACGGTCTTGCCGACGCGGTTTGCCGCCATGAAGCAGCGTTGGCGCCACGTTCTGCCGACGCGGAAGAACTCGAGGTGCCGGGGATATAGCTCGCGCCGGTATTTGCCCTCGTCGGGGAAGAGCAGCTCGAACTTGTGCGTCCGCTCCCACTCCATCGCTTTCATGAGCGGGGCGACGAGCTCGCGAACCTGCTGCTCGGGCAGCGTCTGAACCAGGCGATCGATGTCGAGCGTGGTGGCGTCGAAGCCCTCGATCTGCCGAAGGCCGGCGCCTAGCTCAGCGAGGGCGGCTTCGACCCGAGACACGCCGCGGGGCTACTGCTTCGTGGAGGTGGAGGGGGCGTTGCCGCTTTTCTGCAAGGCGGTCAGGATGGCATCGCCGAGCACCTGGCGCATGTTCTCGACCTCGACCTCGCCGGCGTCGAACCCTGCCGATTCCTCCGCGTCCGCTTCATCCTGCGACGCGCCACCGGGCTTGCCCTTCGGGTTGCGGCCGCTGGGCAGCGCGCTCATCTCGTCGGCCGCCTGCTTGAGCAGCTGCGCCGCGAGGGGATGGTTCTTCTTGTCGTAGGCGTGCTCGAACATCTTGCCGAGATGGTCGATGCGATACACGCGCTTCGAGATGGGGTGCATCTGCAGCAGCCCCTCCTCGTAATCCTTGCGGATCTTGAAGAAGAGCTCGGTCAGCGAGGCGCCGAGATCGCGGTTCCAGCTCTTCGTCGGGTCGTAGCGTTGAACGTGGTTGCGCTCGAGCCGGATGCCGTAGGTCTTCTCGAACTCGTCGACGATCTCGGGAGTGCGGACGTAGCAGGCGAGCTGCGCCACGATCAGGTGCTTCTGCTCGGAATTGAGCCGCAGCTTGGCGGTTTTAGGTGCCTTCGCCATGGTCAGGCGGCCCGGCGCAGATGGCAGGTGCCGCACGCCGCGGCGAGCGAGGCGACGCCGATCGCCGGCCGTCCCTTGGCCGCATCGACCAGAGCTTGCACGCCGGCGGCGCCGGCACCGTAGCGCTCGACGACGCCAACGAATTCCTCGATGTCATGGCCGCGCATGGCGTAGATCGGCTGGCCGTGCTTGGTGAAAGCCGGGTCGCCGTACTGGTTGAGCGCCTGCCCGGCATGATAGAGCTCGTGCTCGACCAGCGCGCAGAAGCTGGCGTCGTCCATCTCCCGCGCCGCATCGGCCTGAATCGTGATGACGAAGTCGGGCGTGCCGCCGAACCATTGCTTGAGCTGATGGTGCATCATGGCGCTCGACCATTTGCGCTGCTGCGACTGGATCAGCCGACATTCGCCCAGGATGCGGCGGCCTTGATGCGCGGCCTCCTCGTCGGTCCAGAGCCAGCCGATGAACGCGCTGTCGAGGTGCGCGTGGTGTGGATTGCAGATCGGGCTGCTGCCGTCGATGAACGTCTCGTGCGCCCATGCGCCCAGCCCTTCCTGATCGGGTCTGAAGCCGAAAAGATTATCGGAAGGCGGTTGGGGGCGCATGTCCGCGCTATGCCTGAATTATCGGATTGCGACAATAGCGGCGCTGTGGCAGACAATCGCAGCGGTCATCGGAAAGGGCCTTGGCCTTTCGCAAGTCGATACGGGGACCGCACCGTGTGGCAGGGTAGAGCAGTCTGGTAGCTCGTCTGGCTCAGGAGATGAAAGTGTTTGAAACGGCGTGGGCAGCAGGGTTCTTCGATGGTGAAGGCACAACCTGCTACAGCATGACGGCAAAAAGCACACGGATCCAGATTTCCCAAAAGAACCCGGAATTGCTGCACCGCTTCGCGGATGCAGTTGGGGCCGGCGTAGTGTGCGGGCCCTACAAGAACGGGAAAGGGGAGGTTTACCAGTACCGGCTTTCACGTCGAGATGACGTGATTGCAGTCCTAACCAAACTCTGGCCGTTCCTTGGGAAACAGAAAAAGGATCAGGCAAGGGCTGCGCATGCAGCACCGCCTGAACTGAAAGCAGCATAGCGGGTCGCGGGTTCGAATCCCGCTCCTGCATCGACATACCCGAGAGGGGCGTCTGGTAAGGCTCGCAAGGCCCCCAGCGTTGGTTATCTGGCCAACATCAGGTGTTCAGCACGCGCCCCGCATGATGACCGCAAAAGCCGTCGTGGGTCAGATCCGGCGGCAAGGTTTCGAGCCAGGCGAAAGCCTCGACGAGACGGCGAGCCGTTCGAGATGGGTGGGAGGCCCCGACTTCCCCCGACAATCCCGCCGGGGTGAACAGGGAGACCGAGCATGCGCATGTTACGCGGTTATTTTCTTGTCAGTACCATCTTCGCCCTGGCCGCTCCGGCCATCGCCGTCATCGATCGCGTCACCGAGCGAATAGCCACCTTCGTGCTGTCGCTGTTTGCGCCGGCACCGCGTCGCCTTGCCGCAGAGGGCCCGTCGTTCGATCGCCGCATCGAGCGCCAGTCGCTCGCCAGCTCGCTGCTCGAATCCCTTCAGCATGAAAAGGGGGTTCCGCGCTACGGCGCGGCGCGAGGTATCTGACATCTGGGTCGCACCAGAAGGAAAGGGCGTCGGAGTGATCCGGCGCCCTTTTTCTTTCAGCGCGCTGGCGCATCCAAAGTGCGGTGAATTCCCGCGCCCTCGCTCCGCTTATCGAGATCCAGCATCTTCTGCGTGAACTCCGACACGAGCAGGGCGGTTTCCTTAGGGCATCGCTTTTCGCAATTCCTCCACGCGGCGGACAGGGCGGGCGGCAGGGTCGGGGGAGCGATATTGACCATCGGTCAACGATGCGATGTTCTCACGATGTTCGCAACGATTCGTTCACCGCTGGCGCTGCACCCGATACGCCACGGCGCCGCGCCAGGCGAGTTGGTGCGCCGGGGCAGCGCGGCGCGCGGCATAGGCCCAAGCCAGCGGCGTCGTCATTCCCCACGCCAGCATGACGATATTGCTCGGCGCCACGCTTGCCGGGCGGTCCTCGCCGCCGTCGTGGGGCAGGGGATCGGACCAGTCGGCATCGGCGACGAGATCGGGAATCGTGTCGAGGCGGTAGGAGCGGGTCACGCAGCGGTCTCGGTGTCAGGCGGGCGGGCGATGTTCCGCATGAGATATTGACCTTCGGTCTGGAATGCTCCCAACGCTAGTGCGGTTTCAAACCCTTGGCACCACGCGTGAATCTCGGCTGATGAGAGGCCGAAATGACCAGCGTATCGCAGGAAAGCAGTGGCAGAAGCCGAGTGTTCCACGAATGCCCAGTTGGCCAAACGGCTATGACTTTCGTCCGCCTGCCAATCCGCATCTTCCTTTTCGGTATCGTCGGGCAGTTCGACGGGACGGGTCAGGTCAGCGATGATCGCGCGACGCCAGCGTGCAACCCGATCGAGGTTCGCACCGACCGGTTTCAGCCAGTTAGGGAGGATCACGCCGTCGCCCTCGCTATTCGGCGCAGCCGGCGCTGCCGCTCGCGCCGCTTCCTGACCCGCGCGTTCTCGTGGCCGAGCGCCTTCTGGTGCTTGCGCAGCGCCTCCATGTCGATGAACGGCTTGCCGCAGCGGCAGATGATGTTGGGGCCGCTCATCGCCGCGGCGCCTTGCAGACGGGGCACAGCGGCCATTTCATCGCGGCATGGTTCACAGTGCAGCGATGCGCGGCCGCGAATGCCTCGGCTTCAGCCTTACTCTCTGCCAGCAGCTCCTGCGACGCGGCGCGATGCGCGGTGGCGATCGACATCAGCAGCAGCTGGTCGGCCTCGATCGACGACAGCGCGGCCTGGCGCTCGAACGCGTCGCCGAGCGCGTTCATGGCGCGGATGTGGTGGGAGAGGCTCATCGCGGGTTCTCCCGCGCGATGGCGGCCATCAACACGGATTCGAGGATGACCGCCTGCCATTGCGACAGTGACCCGAACTGGCTGGACACATAATCCAACGGATTGACGCGGCGCAGCGCGCAGATCGCGATGGCGGTCTCGGCCGTCGGCGTGCCAGACGGGATGGATGTCGCCCATTGGAAATATTCCAGCGGGTGGCGCATGACCGGGGGCTCGAACATCGTCACGCCCCTCCCGCATCGTCGGTGGCGCGGAGGGCGGCGCGTAGAAGCGTTGCGCGGATCGTGCACAACTTGCTGTGCATGGTCTGGCTTATCCCCCAGAATTTCCGCGATGTGGCCCGCTCGTTCAGTTCATCGATAAGCTCGATCGCTTCCGATATGGCTCTGCCGCGAAAGTCAGCCTCCCGCTCCCCCTCGCCGGATTGGCGGGCGGCAATCCGATCTGCGATTTGTTCCGCATCCTCCCCCGCCCCGCTGCGGCCCTCGCCTGACTGGGCGGTGAGGCGGGTGTTCCATGCGGCGATGGCTTCGGATTCGGTGTCGAAGTAGGGTGTTTGCAGCGGGCAAACTGGACAAGCCACGGCCCATTCAGCGCCAGAACTCGATGGCATAAGGATAGGAGCTTCGGCTGCCCTTATCTCACAATCTACCGTTTTGCGCGAGTTGCACCAAGGGTTCGGACACGACTCCAAAGCCGCCTGCGTTACTTCACTGGTCATGATATTTGCTCCCTGAGTTGTTCGACACGGACGGTCCACGGCTCTCGTCGAGGCGGTCGCGAGACGGGGTTTCGTCAAATCCGGCATCGCGGCGGTCGAGGAATAACTGGTGTTCGCCATTGGCAAGCTGCCGGCGGTTGACGAACCAGTGCCAATTGTTGGCGCGGCTAAATCCGCTGTCGTTGAGGCGGCGGGCGTAGCCGTAGAGGTCGTTTCGCGAGAAGCGCGCCGCTGCGGAATCCGACGTGCGGGCGCGTGTGCGATCAATCAGCGGGTTTTCGGTCATATGTGCCCTCGATCAATTTGGCGAAGCTGGACGGTTGGAGGAGGAAATCGAAGTTGGCGCGCCAGCCTGATCTTCCCTCAAGGCCGAGCAGGAAGGGGCTGCGCTCGATCGCAGCCAGGGCATCGGCCCACTCGTCGATGTTTGGATAATCTTTCAGACGGGCCGCGATCTGCTGCCGTCTCCCTTTGGTGAGGGATCGAACGGTCGCGAGGCCGGTCCTCTCAGCAAGGTCATTCCATGCCGAAACTATCTGCTCCGGGGTCAAAACACCCGCAGGTGCAGCGCGAGATGCACGAGAACCTTTAGGTTCTTCTATTATCTCTGTATCTGTCTCTGTCTCTGGGCGTTCGGCTGCGTTCGCTTGCGTTCGCTTGCGTTCGGCCTTCTTCTCCTCGCGCCACTGACGGGCACGATCAGCGCTGTTATCCTCGCGTTTTGGCTGTCGGCGCTCCCAAGCGATGAGGGCGCCATTGGACAGGACTTTGCCTTCCATTGCGGCGAGAACTGCCTCGACGGTCGCTTCGTCCATGTCGAGCGCGGCGGCGATGTCGTCAGCGAACAGATTGTGCGTTCGCCCGCGTTCGGTTGCGTTCGCGGATGCGTTCACCAGCACAAAGGTGAAGATGGCGATGACCTCGGACAGGCTCGCACCGCTGCGGCGCGCTATGACGCGCCACTTCGGATCGGTGGGCATATCGTGCCAGAGGCGGACCCAGCTCGACATCAGGTCGTCCGCTTATTGACGAACGGATTACGGATGGGCGTGTTGTGCAGCGTCGAATAGAAGTCGCTATGCTGCTGCTGACGCACCATGGCCTCCACCATGTACGCCATCGAATCAGCGGAATGATTGCTGCTGTGATCCCAGTTTCGAGGATCCCAGCCGTCGGCGAATTCCGGCTCAGCATCCTCATCGACGCGATATTCGAAGCCCTCAAGCATCTCGACCGCGTCAGCGATCTTCCCGGCGTGATCGGAGATGCGGAGGCGCTCGTCCTCGATGCTGCGAATCTGGGTGTCGATCGCCTGGCGCAAGAAGTTCGGACCAACGGCCTCGTCGCGCGAGATGCGGCCGAGGGCATCGTCCCATGTCTTTTTCTGCTCCGCGAGAACCTCGAGCGCGTGCGCTGCCTTGTCGGCTTGCTGCTCAAGGTCGCGCCGCGCTGTGGCGATCATGTCGTCATGTTCGGTGTCGCCGTCGCTTACCGCCTTCATGAAGGCCTTGATCGCCATCTGCGTGACCATCGCCGCACGATTATCCGGGCCTGTGCCGGGATCTTCGCCGCGGTCGTACCGGGCGCGGGAATCAGGGTCGCGAAGGACAAGGTACGCGGTCTGCACCTCTTCGAATTTCTCGCGGTCGCCGCCGGCGTCGGGATGATGCTTCGACACGGCGCGGCGATGCGCGGACTTGATTTCAGCTGCGTCGGCGTCGCGGGGGACGCCCAGCGTTTCGTAGTGGTCAGGCATTGCTCGGAGGCCTCAACTGGAAGAGAGCATTTTCAAGGGTCGCGGCGGCGCGGACGACCTTCGCCTCGGCTTCCGTCACGCGAGCGTCGGCATCGACTGACGCTTTCAGTCGCTCGAACGCACGGCGCAGTCCGTAAATGCTGTGCGCATCCTTAAGCCCGAGAAAGTCGGCTAATTCCGTGCGCAGCGCATTGACCTCGTCGACCTCCGCAAGCGCGGTCTTGCGTATCTGCTCGACGCGCTCGCGATGATACTGCTCTTGCTGCTCGTGATGCCGATCCAAACCGGAGATGCGGGCGCGCGCCGCGACGAGGTCTTTGACAGCGCAGGCGACGTCGTCGCCGTACCGACGACGGACCTCCTCGGCGTGACGAAACTGGTTGGCGCGCCTCGGCTCGATCGCCCGGCCCCGATAGACGCGGTTCACACCGTCCATAACGAGCTTCATCACGGCGTCCATCGACAGCGAAACCGGCTGGATCGTAGGCTTGCGCGCGAATCTCCACACCTCGGCCTTGCGAACGATCAGGCCGCAGCTCGGCGGAATGTCGGCGGGGGTACAGAGCCCGTCGGGAACGGCGAAAACGACACCTCCAGCGTATTTCAGATAGCTCTGCCATTTGCCCGACGTCGTGTCGCTCCGCAGATCGGACTTGCTGACCTTAATTTCAAATGCGAGCGGCTTCGGGTGGCTGTAGCTGCGGTGCAGGACGTACACGTCGGGCCGCGGACTCCCGCTGGGCCCGAGCTGCATGTCGGTCCATATCATCCGATCAGCGCCAGCAAGATAGCCAGCCAGATCGGCAAGCAGTTCGTCGTGTCCCCAGACTTTGCGTTCAGCTGGCATGCGCAGGTTCCACGCATTTCGCCGAAAAGCGAGAAGGCCAGAAATCGCACGACGTGAACCGGCGTCGCACCGCGCCGAAGAGCGCGTTACAGTGCTCGCCGTTGCGGCAGTCCGCACAGGTCTTACCGGCGGGCAGGCGCATCTCGGCCCGATAATCAGGTTCTTTCGACATTTCGATCTCCCGCAGATAGGTGGCGCGGCCCTCAGTGGAGCAAGGGCCGCGCCGAGCTGGTCGCTACGCGGCGACACCGAGCGGCAAGTCGAGCTGCAACCCGATCGCGCTGCAATAGACGTCGAGAACGGCCTCCATTTCCTTGCGGACGTGGGTGTCCATCTTGCGCAGCTTGATGACTTTGCGGACGATTTTGGGGTCGTACCCCTGGCTCTTCATTTCGAGAAAGACGTCGCGGATGTCGTCGGCGAGGCCGCGCTGCTCTTCTTGCAAGCGCTCGATGCGCTCAATGAACAGCCTCAACTGTTCGTCTGATACGGTGGCGGTCACGTGACGGTCTCCCTTGCTGGTGGAGCCACGGACGCGCGCGCAGACTGCGCTTTGCGATAGGTCTTGCGGATATCGGCCTCGGTGACGTCGCCCGCGTAGAGGACGAGGTATTTTTCGAGGATGCGGGGGCGGGGGTAGAATTGCCCTGTCTCATGCCGGGACACGGACATCAGTGTGATGCCGATCGTTTCCGCAACATTTTCAAGGGTCAAGCCCCGCTTAGTTCTGGCTTCGCGCAGGTCCATAGCGGGCGCGTTATCGGATAACGAGAAATTTCCGTCAATAGAATATTATCATTTGACGTTAGGACAGGATATCGCCACTTTTGTACTTATCGGCAATGGCTAGGAAATATGCACCAAACCGTATTCGCGAAATCCGCACATCGAAGGGTCTGTCGATGGAGGAGCTCGGCCTTTTGCTCGACCCTCCCGCGTCGCACAGCACGATCGCGCGCCTCGAGACACAGCGCGCGGGGCTCACCCTCGACTATATCCAGCAAATCGCTGATGTTTTGCAGGTCAGCCCGGTCGAGATCATCTCGCAAGCCGCGGTTTCCGTATATAATGCCCCCGTCGTTGCCTCGATCGTTGCCGGAAACTGGCAGGAGGCAATCGAATTGAGCGATCACGATCCTATCCCGGTGCCTGCCGGCATCGCAGGGCCTCGCGCGTTCCTGTTCAAGATCGACGGCGATTCGATGGCGAACCAGCAGGACGACGGCGGATATGCGCTGGTCGACCCCGACGATCTCGACCTGATCGACGGCAAGCAATATCTCGTCATGAACGAGCATGGCGAGACGACCTATAAGCAGTACCAGGCCTCGCCGGCGGCGCTGATCCCTTTAACGTCGAACCCAGCGCATCAGCCGATCTATCTGGGCCGCCAGCAGTTCATGGTGCTGGGCCGCGTCAAGCTGACCCTCAGGCTCACCGATTAGGGCCGTTGTGCGATATGCGATAAAAAGGGCTTGCGCCGTCTAACGTAAAACGATAATTGCTTCTTCCGTGCAAAGGAGGAAGCAATGTCCAACCACGAAATCGCGCAAGGTCAGAAGACCGCTCGCCGCGTAATCGCCAGCCGTCGCCTTCGGCACCCCGTCGCGCTCGTTTCCTCCGCCCCCCCGCACCGAGCAGACACCTCCGGCTATACCCCCCAGCACCCCCTGCCGACGAGGCGGGCAGGGGTTGCATCCCTCATTTCCGCGATCATTCCCGACGCGCTGATCGGCAGCGATAGCGCCCGGCGCGTCATGGAAGATCGCATCGCGGCCATGCCGTGGTTCGACCTGTTCGCCGCTGGCGTCGTTTTCATCGACCTGCTCGCGCTTGCCGTCGTGCTCGGGGGCGCTCGCTGATGTTCGAGCGTCCCGAACCCCGCCTGATCCGCACGCGCACCTTCGTGCTGCTGATGCTGTTCGCCTGCATTCTTGGCGGCGGCATCGCCGAGATGAAGAACGCATTTGCGGCTTTGTCGCGCCCCGTCGCGCAGGTGTCGCGATGAGCCGCTCGACCTACACCTTCGACCGCACCGAAGCGGCGATCGACGAGGCCTTGGAGCGCCGCGCGTTCCCGCAGGCCGAACCGTCGACCGACCCGATCCCGGCAGCGACCCGCCTGACGTGGCACCTGCAGGACGAGCTGGCGCGCATCGACGCGGCGGCGGCTGTTCTGTCGCGTGGCCGTGTCGCTATCGCCGAATATCCCATTGTGGCGGTGCTGCGCGGCCGCACCGTCGAGCAGGCCCGCGAGGAGACGCGTGAGCGGTATCGCGCTGCGATGCGGCTGGCCGGTGAGGCAGGGAGGCTGGCGGCATAATGGGCGATATCGCAGACGCTATGCTCGACGGCACCTTGTGTTGCCAGTGCGGGGATTTCATCGGATCCGACATCGGTTTCCCGACGCTGTGCTCTGGCTGCAAGGCTGAAGAGCGCCGCCAGCCGACTGTGGGTCGCGGGAGCCGCTATAACGTTAAGGCCGCGCCGAAGATCGCTAAGCCTAGCGACCCCGTCCGCAAGGGCGACACCATGTCCTGCCCCTTCTGCGTCAAGCGCGTGAAGATGGTCGGGTTCGGCCAGCATATGCTTGACCAGCACCGGGACAAGTGGCCGGAGACGCTTCTGTGACCCGCTCGGCCGTCCCCTATGGCGAGCGCAGCGCTCCGGCGCGCAGCTTCGCGGGTTTCGACACCGAGACGCCCGTCGCGGGCTTCTATCGCGTCCGCCTTGGCGCCGACACCGTCGCGATCGGCATTCGCATCTGGTTCGGCGCGCCGCTCGATCCTGTCACGGGCGAGGAAATGGACCGCGGCTGGCGCTGGCAGGCTCAGTGCGACGATGGTTCGCTCATCGATCTGGAACGAGTCTGGCCCGCCTGCGCGCGTCGTCCGATCAGCGAGGCAGATTTCCGCATGCGCGAAGGTCGCCGCCGCTGGGCGCAGCGCGCCGCGCCGGACAGCGCCTACGCGAACCGCGGGCAGAAATATGACCCGCTCTCCTCCGACAACCCCCTGCCGTTCTGAAAGGATTTCCGATGGCTACCGCATTCGAAGGCGTGAAAGAATGGCCGAAGCAGGCCGAGCCGATCGCCGACCGTCACCACAACAAGCCGCCGCTCGAGGAGGTCATCCCCGCCGAGTTCAAGGAAGCGCTGCTCGCGGATCGGCCCGACTTCCTGTCGCGGCTCGACGAGATGGTCGGGAAGATGAACCCGGAAAAGCCGGAGGACTATGGCTCGGTCTCGCGCGTTCGCGTCACGAATGACGACGAGCTGGCGCGCGCCGGCACGCTCGCGAAGATGATCCGCGCCGCGAAAGCGCATGTCGACGCGACGCACAAGGCGGTGAAACAGCCCTACCTGGACGGCGGCCGCCTCGTCGATGCCGAGAAGAACGCGCTGATCGAGCGGCTCGACGCCGGCATGAAGAAGGTCAGCACGCCAGCCGACGCCTATGTCGCGAAGAAGGAAGCGGAAGCGAGGGCTGAGCGCGAGCGCATCGCGGCCCAGCAGCGCGCCGCGGCCGAGGAGGCTGCCCGTGCCGAGGCCGCGCGCGAGCAGGCCGAGCGAGAGGCCGAAGCCGCCGCTGCCAATGCCGCGAACGATGCAGAGCGCGCCGCGGCCGAGGAGGCGGCACGCGAAGCCGCCGCGAAGGCAGAGCAGGCCATGGCGGCCGCAGCCCTCGC